CAAGGTGCTCAAGGTTCAAGTCCTCAAGGTGCTAAAGGTGCTACTGGTACTAAAGGTGATACGGGTGCTCAAGGTTCAAGTCCTCAAGGTGCTAAAGGTGCTACAGGAACAAAAGGTGATACAGGTGCTCAAGGTTCAAGTCCTCAAGGTGCTAAGGGAGCTACAGGAACAAAAGGTGATACAGGTGCTCAAGGTTCAAGTCCTCAAGGTGCTACAGGTGCTGTTGGTGCTCAAGGCCCACAAGGTGCTCAAGGTTCAAGTCCTCAAGGTTCAAAAGGTGCTACAGGTGTAAAAGGTGACCAAGGTGCTCAAGGTGCCTCACCCCAAGGTGACCAAGGAGCAGGTGGAGCTAAAGGTGACCAAGGTGCTCAAGGTTCAAGTCCTCAAGGTGCTAAAGGTGCTACTGGCGCAAAAGGTGATACAGGTGCTCAAGGTTCTTCACCACAAGGTGCTACGGGAGCTCAAGGCCCACAAGGTGCTCAAGGGGCAAGTCCTCAAGGTGCTAAGGGAGCTACTGGTACTAAAGGTGATACGGGTGCTCAAGGTTCAAGTCCTCAAGGTGCTAAAGGTGCTACAGGAACAAAAGGTGATACAGGTGCTCAAGGGGCAAGTCCTCAAGGAGCTACTGGAGCTCAAGGCCCACAAGGTGCTCAAGGTTCAAGTCCTCAAGGTGCTAAAGGTGCTACGGGAACAAAAGGTGACACAGGTGCTCAAGGGGCAAGTCCTCAAGGAGCTAAAGGTAATACAGGCCCTCAAGGTGCTCAAGGGGCAAGTCCTCAAGGTGCTAAGGGAGCTACTGGGGCACAAGGTAATCAAGGTGCTCAAGGGGCAAGTCCTCAAGGAGCTAAGGGAGCTACTGGTGCTAAAGGTGACCAAGGTGCTCAAGGTTCTTCACCACAAGGTGATAAGGGTGACCAAGGTGCTCAAGGTAATCAAGGTGCTCAAGGGGCAAGTCCTCAAGGAGCTACTGGAGCTGGTGGTGCTAAAGGTGACCAAGGTGCTCAAGGGGCAAGTCCTCAAGGAGCTACAGGTGCTGGTGGAGCTAAAGGTGATACAGGTGCTCAAGGGGCAAGTCCTCAAGGAGCTACAGGTGCTGCTGGAGCTAAGGGTGACCAAGGTGCTCAAGGTTCTTCACCACAAGGTGATAAAGGAGCTAGAGGTGCACAGGGTAATCAAGGTGCTCAAGGGGCAAGTCCTCAAGGAGCTACAGGTGCTGGTGGAGCTAAAGGTGATACAGGTGCTCAAGGGGCAAGTCCTCAAGGTGCTACAGGTAATATTGGGGCTAAAGGTGATACAGGTGCTCAAGGTTCAAGTCCTCAAGGAGCTACTGGAGCTGATGGAGCTAAAGGTGACCAAGGTGCTCAAGGGGCAAGTCCTCAAGGTGCTAAAGGTGCTACTGGGGCAACAGGTCCTCAAGGTGCACAAGGTTTAAGTGTACAAGGTTCTCAAGGAGCTGGTGGTATTAAAGGACAAAAAGGTGAATCTGCCTTGGGTACAACCATAGCTAATTTAGCAAGTGGTGGATTCGAATTCTCAACGAGTGATAACTTACTAACATTTACAAGTGGTAGTTTTAAAGGTGTCGTTCTAATGTATACAAGTGGTTCAATATAATTAATTAGGAGTTACGATGGCAATATTACACTCGTCACAGATTTTAACATCATTATCAGGAGCACAATCACAAGCTCAAACCTTTAATAGTGGCTCAACAATTGTTGGTGTTAATATTAGTGGTATTACTCAAACGTCAGATAGAGATAACACTCCATTTGATTGGAGTGGTAGTTCACAAGATACATCGTTCCTTACTGCAGTAGAAAACCAAGTAGTTAATAGAATTGGAAAACACGATGACGTTTCAAGTTGTGCGGGTTATTATATATACACATTAGAGACAGATAGAGGTAATCTTTCTGTTGGAGAAGACCAAGGTATCTTGGTTGCTGATAAACAATTAGAAAATTCTCAAGGGGAAATTTGGTATAATTCTTATTTTGAAAAAGTTACTGATGTAAATCCAGATACACATCACTTAGTACATTACGACCATACCACAAATACATTTGAATATGTACCAATCACTGGAGCTTATCTTGAAAATGAAAAAGACGCTCTTGTATGGTTTGATATAGAACCAAGTGATTTATATTTATCAAATAATTTTGTAGTACGAAACAGATTTGGTGAAGATGAAGGTTTCCCAACAGAGTTCGAATCTTGTGAAGGTGGAAGTTCCCTTTTTTACAATATGCAATCAACACTAGATCCTGGTATTGTAGTCACATTCATTAATGGCCAGTCTGGTTGTTGGGAAGTAATAGGGGAAACTGAATTCGGATTAGCAGGCCCAACTGTTGGTAGTTCATTTGCTTCATGTAACGCATGTGAAGATTCAGACTCTTCAACCGGCCCACAAGGTGCTAAAGGACAAAAAGGTGCAGGTGGTGCCACAGGTAGTTCAGGTTCAGGTGGTGGGTCAGGCCCACAAGGCCCAAAAGGTGCAACAGGTGCTAAAGGTACTAAAGGTAAAAGAGGTCATGAGGCCGCGGCAGGAGCTACAGGCTCTCAAGGAGCTACTGGAGCTGCTGGAGCTAAAGGTCATATAGGTGAGACTGGGTCGACAGGTAATCAAGGTGCTAAAGGTCATGCTGGAAACACAGGCCTTCAAGGTGCACAAGGGGCAAGTCCTAAAGGAAACAAAGGTCATGCTGGAAACACAGGCCCTCAAGGTGCTCAAGGGGCAAGTCCTAAAGGAAACAAAGGTCATGCTGGAAACACAGGCCCTCAAGGTGCTCAAGGGGCAAGTCCTAAAGGAAACAAAGGTCATGCTGGAGATACAGGCCCTCAAGGTGCTCAAGGGGCAAGTCCTAAAGGAAACAAAGGTCATGCTGGAAACACAGGCCCTCAAGGTGCTCAAGGGGCAAATCCTCAAGGAGCTAAAGGTCATGCTGGGGCTACAGGCCCTCAAGGTGCTCAAGGGGCAAATCCAACCGGCCCTAAAGGTCATGCTGGGGCTACAGGCCCTCAAGGTGCTCAAGGGGCAAGTCCTCAAGGAGCTAAAGGTCATGCTGGGGCTACAGGCCCTCAAGGTGCTCAAGGGGCAAGTCCTCAAGGAGCTAAAGGTCATGCTGGGGCTACAGGCCCTCAAGGTGCTCAAGGGGCAAATCCAACCGGCCCTAAAGGTCATGCTGGGGCTAAAGGTTCAACAGGTGCACAAGGAGCAAGTCCTAAAGGAAACACAGGTCATGCTGGGGCTAAAGGTGCAACGGGTGCTAAAGGAAATACAGGAAATACAGGTCCTACTGGGGCAGCTGGTGACCAAGGTTCAACAGGTGCTCAAGGTGCTAAAGGTGATAAAGGAAATACAGGTTCAGCAGGAGATACAGGCCCTCAAGGTGGACAAGGTGCTAAAGGCCCAAAAGGAAATACAGGTAATGCTGGAAATAAAGGTTCAACAGGTGCTCAAGGTGCTAAAGGCCCAAAAGGAAACACAGGTAATGCTGGAAACCAAGGTTCAACAGGTGCTCAAGGTGCTAAAGGTGATAAAGGAAATACTGGGGCAGCTGGTAATCAAGGTTCAACAGGAGCTCAAGGTGCTAAAGGCGATAAAGGAAATACTGGGGCAGCTGGTAATCAAGGTTCAACAGGTGCTCAAGGTGCTAAAGGCGATAAAGGAAATACTGGGGCAGCTGGTAATCAAGGTTCAACAGGTGCTCAAGGTGCTAAAGGCGATAAAGGAAACACAGGTAATGCTGGAAACACAGGTCCTCAAGGTGGGCAGGGTGCTAAAGGTGATAAAGGAAATACAGGTAATGCTGGAAATAAAGGTTCAACAGGTGCTCAAGGTGCTAAAGGCCCAAAAGGAAATACAGGTAATGCTGGAAATAAAGGTTCTTTAGGAAATAAGGGTAACGTAGGTTCGACAGGTGCGGCTGGTAACACAGGCCCTCAAGGTGGACAAGGTGCTAAAGGTGATAAAGGAAATACAGGTTCAGCTGGAAACACAGGCCCTCAAGGTGGACAAGGTGCTAAAGGTGATAAAGGAAATATTGGGTCAGCTGGAAACACAGGCCCTCAAGGTGGACAAGGTGCTAAAGGCCCAAAAGGAAACACAGGTAATGCTGGAAACCAAGGCGCACAAGGTTCAAAAGGTAACCAAGGAAATACTGGTTCGGGTGGAGCTGCTGGAAACACAGGCCCTCAAGGTGGACAAGGTGCTAAAGGTAATAAAGGAAATACTGGTGCTAGTGGTAATACAGGCGCTCAAGGTTCAAAGGGTACAAAAGGGTTAAAAGGAAATACAGGTTCAGCTGGAAACACAGGCCCTCAAGGTGGACAAGGTGCTAAAGGTGATAAAGGAAATACTGGGTCAGCTGGAAATAAAGGTTCTTTAGGAAATAAAGGTAACCAAGGAAATACTGGTTCTGCTGGAAACACAGGTCCTCAAGGTGGGCAGGGTGCTAAAGGTGACAAAGGAAATACTGGGGCAGCTGGAAATACAGGCCCTCAAGGTGCTCAAGGTGTTAAAGGTGATAAAGGAAACACAGGTTCAGCTGGAAATAAAGGTTCTTTAGGAAATAAGGGTAATTTAGGTTCAACAGGTGCTGCAGGAAATACAGGGCCTCAAGGTGGACAAGGTGCTAAGGGTGATAAAGGAAATACAGGGGCAGCTGGAAATACAGGCCCTCAAGGTGCACAAGGTTCAACAGGTCTACAAGGAGCTAGTGGTAATACAGGCCCTCAAGGCGGTGGTGGTGCAACTGGTGCTGTTGGTAACACAGGTGCAGCAGGAAATACAGGCCCTCAAGGTGGTGGTGGTGCTACGGGTAGTAAAGGAAATACTGGTGATATTGGTAATGAAGGAGCTCAAGGTTCAAAAGGAAATACTGGTAATACAGGGTCAGTTGGTAATGATGGTAATACAGGTGCTCAAGGTGCTAAAGGTGCTAAGGGTATAAAAGGTAACACAGGTAACGATGGTAATCAAGGTGCTCAAGGTAGTAAGGGTACAAAGGGTATAAAGGGTAACACAGGTAACGATGGTAATACAGGCGCTCAAGGTTCAAAAGGTACAAAAGGTATAAAAGGAAATACTGGTGCTGCTGGAAACGAAGGTGCTCAAGGTTCAAAGGGTACAAAAGGTATAAAAGGAAATATTGGTGCTGCTGGAAACGAAGGTGCTCAAGGTTCAAAAGGTACAAAGGGTATAAAAGGTAACACAGGTAACGATGGTAATCAAGGTGCTCAAGGTTCAAAAGGTTCAAAAGGTATAAAAGGTAACACAGGTGATGCTGGTAATCAAGGTGCTCAAGGTTCAAAAGGTACAAAGGGTATAAAAGGTAACACTGGTTCAGCAGGAGATACAGGCCCTCAAGGTGAAAAGGGTGCTAGTGGAAATCAAGGTGAAAAGGGTAATGCTGGAAACTTAGGAGCTCAAGGTGCTAAGGGAGCTACAGGAACAAAAGGTAATACAGGTGATGCTGGTAATACAGGCGCTCAAGGTGCTCAAGGTACAAAAGGTGTAAAAGGTAGTACAGGTGCGACGGGAGATACAGGCGCTCAAGGTTCAAAAGGTACAAAGGGTATAAAAGGAAATACTGGTGCTGCAGGTGCAAATGGTTTAAGTGGAGACCAAGGAGCTCAAGGTGCTAAAGGTGTAACAGGCGCAACAGCTGCTACTGGAAACAAGGGACTTACTGGAACTAAAGGAACTCTTGGTGAAAAGGGTAATGTAATAAGTGGTGGTGGTTATTTTGATGTAGTTGGACAAAAACTTATGTTCAAACCTAATGGGTGGTCAAGTGGTGATGCAGTATATATTGTAAGAACATTCCATTCTGGTAGTTTTTATTAAAAACATTTTAATATTTATATATAAATCAAATAATTAGTTATGTTAGAAAAATACGGATTTAATAGGTCGTCTTCCCGAGATGACGTAAACTATACAGATTATTATTGGTTCAAAAATGGGTTTTCAAAAGAAGAACTTACAATTATAGAGTCAATGACCAAAGAATTACCATTTCAAGATGCTGTAACTGGTGAAGGTGACGAATCAAAAATATCTGAATATAGAAAATCACGAATAAAATGGTGTCCACAAAATAAACAATGGAGATGGGTTTATTCTAAACTTCATGATATGATTATTCAAGCTAATAATGAAATGTGGAAGTTTGACCTATCTACCATGAATGAGCAAATCCAATATACAGAATATTACGGAACTCAAGAAGGTGGTTACAATTGGCACATGGATTGTGGAACAGAAATCCAAAATCAACGTAAAATCTCAGTAACAGTACAATTATCAGACCCTTCTGAATATGATAATGGTGATTTACAATTTAATATAGGTAGACAATTAACAGCACCACGAGTTCAAGGAGCTGCTGTGATATTTCCATCTTTTTATTTACATAGAGTTACCCCTGTCTCAAAAGGTATTAGAAAATCATTTGTATTATGGGTAGGTGGTGAACCTTATAGATAATAATGTATGAAAACAAAATTACCTACAGCGTTAATATATGGATGGAATAGATTTGGAAAAATATCACTTAAATCTGACATTTATTTCGAAGAAGACTTACAAGAAAGTGTAATTTTATATTCATATGAGTCTTCAGATGGATTTAAAAAACATTTAGCAGAACATAATCCCGATATAGTTATGACTATTGGTGATTATACTCATCAAACTGATATTTTAAAACTTGACCACCACACTATGGTATCAAGTAAGATAATATCATATGATACTGCTCCATCTGACAATGTTTTAGCTAATGATGTAGTATGTCAGTCTACATTTTGGTCATGTAATATAAATAATATTTACAGAGATGTGGATAATCCCATACTATCAATCTTTACACCAACATATAAAACTAACGAACGAATATTTAGAACATACGAGAGTTTAGTTAACCAAACCTATGAAAATTGGGAATGGGTAGTTGTAGATGATTCACCAATTGGTGATAATACTACTTGGGATTACTTAGAAGATATAGCTAGTCAAGATTATAGAGTACATATACATAGAATTACACCAACTACATCAGGAAATGTAGGAGAAGCCAAACACAGAGCAGCTATGATGTGTAATGGTGAGTGGTTATTTGAATTAGACCATGATGATTGGTTAATTTCTACTTGTTTGGAAGACGTACTTAATGCTAGTAAGCAATATCCAGACGCTGGGTTTATATATACTGATGTAACTGAGGTTGAAAAAGACGACTCACCACGAGTGTATGGTCATATTGGTGATGATTGGTATCAACATACTGACAATCGATTTGCATGGGCATATGCTGGTCACACTTGGGTAGAGGCTGATGGTAAATCATGGTTAACCCATCACTATCCTGATATAAATCCAAAAACAATTAGATTTAATATTGGAATGCCTAATCATTGTCGTATTTGGAATCGTGATACTTATCATAAAGTAGGTGGACACAATCGTAATATATCAGTAGCTGATGATTATGAATTAATTCTAAAAACATTTTTAGAAACAAAGTTTATTCATCTTAAAAAAATGTTGTATGTACAATATAATAATGGTGACTCTACTGTTGACAATAATAGAGTTGATATTAACAGAAGAGCCCGATTAATTCGAGATTACTACGATACTTCTATTCACGAACGTATTAGTGAGTTAGGTGGGTTTGATTGGAATTGGAATGATGACGATGGTAGTTCATACAAACTACAATCATGGATGGATAGAACACGTTATGGAAATAAAGAAGAAGTTTTAAATTATATAGTGGAGTAATATGAAAATACTATTTTGTACAGGGTATCATAAAGAACCCATAAATAAAGATTATTGGTTAAATAATGGAATAGGTGGGTCAGAATATTGTAGTATAAAATTAGCTGAAAAGTTCCAATCTATGGGACATGATGTTACTATTACAGGTGAAGTAATAGAATCTGAATCAGATGGTGTAAAGTATATACCATATGCTAATTTGGAGAGTAACATTTACTTTGATGTTGTAATCGCAAGTAATTATATCAATTATTTACCCTTATTAGAAGATTTAAATATCACATATGAAAAATCATACTTTTGGATGCATAATATGGAGTTTTATCCTTGGTATAATGGTGAAGAATTACCAAATGGTGGTAAAGATTATCTAAACGACCCACGATTAACAAAAATCATAGCAGTTTCCGAACACCAACGAAAAAATATAATTATGGACTATAATTTAGATCCAGAACGAGTGTTTGTTTTAGGTAATGCTATTGACCCTATTGATTTTGATGAAATAGAACAAGAAACTTTTAAAAATAAAATAGTTTATACGTCAGCCTCAGATAGAGGACTTGAAGTATTAATTAAACTATGGCCATCATTAAAAAAAATAAACCCATACTTAACGTTATGGGTCGCATCACCACCATATGCTATGGAATGGTATAATGACTATAAAAATAGAATGTTTTATCAAGATGTAAAATGGTTGGGCAACTTACCACCAGCAGATTTATATAAACAGATTAAATCGGCAGAATATTGGATGTACCCATCTAACTATGATGAAACTTATTGTATTACAGCCCTTGAAATGATGATGGGTAGAACTAAAATAATTTCAACTGATACTGGTAATTTAAAATCATTACTAAATGGAAAAGCTGCAATAGTTAGAGCTGACACTTCTGAAACTATTCAAGAGGCGACGTTTTTATCAACTTATGAGTTTATCGAAGAGAATGGATATGACTACTTAGATGTAGCTGAAAAATTTGCAAGACAACAAAATTGGGAAACTCGAAGTAATGAGTGGATTGATATGATAAATACTTCAATTAAAATACCAACTGGTGCACATACTTTTAAAGTAAGAAGTACTAATGAAAATATTGATAAATTACATCCGGAATTATATTCTTATTGGGATAACAAAAAAGAGTGGGAAAGCAAATTCTTAACATATTCAGTAAGAACCAAGGAATGGGATTTAATTATAGATGAACCATTTAATAATTGTTTATCATTCCCATTATTTACTGAAGATTTTTGTAAAATGATTCGAGAAGAGGCTGAGCATTCGCAAAAGTGGACATTTAAACGGCATGAATTTTATCCAACTACTGATATGTTATTAACTGAGATAGGTATGGATGATATATACAATGCTGTTTTAAAAGACTATGTAATGCAATTGGGAGTGTATATATATGGTCTTGAAGGAGAGGGTTGGGATGATTTACAATGTGAAAACTTCTTAGCCAAATATGTACCTGACGCACAAGGTCATTTGTCAATACACCATGATTCTTCTGATTTAACTTGTTTAGTACAACTATCAGACTTAGATGAATATGAAGGTGGTGGTACTTATTTTAAAAGACAACAAAAATTAGTTAAGAATTCAATAGGTTATGCTACCTTACATCCAGGAAACATAACACATAAGCATGGAGCTCGTGCTACTACTAAAGGAACACGTTATATTACAGTTTCTTTTATGAAAAATAGGGAAAGATAAGTTCTACCATATTTATATGTATAACAAGGAGAATTAAATGGCAGTAGATATTCCAATTTGGCCTGGTTCAGGTTCATTTTCAAGTGGGTCATCAACTCCTTTTGGGTTTTTTGATGCAGACGTTAAGTTTCAATCAGATGCTCCAAAAGTAGCTGAATGGTGTGCTAAGCGATTAGGTTATCCAATCGTAGATGTTGAATTACAAGATATAAACTTTTTTACTTGTCTTGAAGAGGCAGCTAATGAATATTCTTCACAAGTAAATCAGTACAGAGCAAAAGAGAATATGTTATCTATACAAGGCTCATCTTTAGATTTAGATTTATCAGATACAGAAATAGCTACAAATTTAGGTGGTGTAGTTAATATAGCTAAAGATTATGGTACAGAAGCTGGTTCTGGTGGTAGAGTTACTGTTTATACAGGTTCATTCGAAATGAATGGTGGTCAACAAATTTATGATTTAGGTGACGATTCTAGAGTAAATTTAGAAAGTGGTTCAGTATCTAATGGAGTAACACTTCGTAAGGTATTTCATACATCACCACCTGCAATTATTAGATACTTTGACCCATTTGTAGGTACTGGTCTTGGTTCTCAACAAATGATGCAAACCTTTGGTTGGGGTAATTACTCACCTGGTGTATCATTTATGATGCAACCAATGTTTGATGACCTCTTAAGATTACAAGCTATTGAATTTAACGATTACATCCGTAAATCTTCATTTGGATTTCATATAGATGGTCAGAGAGTAAAACTATTTCCTGTACCAACGGCAGGTGACACTGGTGCTAAAGTATATTTTGAATATACACTTGAAAGTGAAACTAAATCACCTATTGCTAATACTAATGTTGTGAGTGATTTATCAAACGCACCATTTGGAAGATTAACATATGCCAATATCAATAGTGCAGGTAAACAATGGATTGCTAGATACGCATTAGCATTAGCTAAAGAAATGTTAGGTGCTATTAGAGCTAAATTTAGTTCTATTCCAATACCAGGAGCTGATGTAACACTTGATGGTGCAGATTTAAGAAATGAAGCTTCTGCAGAAAAAGAAACTCTATTAACTGACTTAAAAGAAATGTTAGATTCAACATCTCGTAGGTCATTAATGGAAGCAAGAAAAGAAGAGTCTGAATATTTAGAAGAGACTTTAAATAGAGTACCAAGACCAATTTTTATAGGGTAATTTATGGCATTGTTCGGTGGACAACGAGATATGAGTTTGTTTAATAAACTAAACAAAGAGCTAATAGATGATATAATCGATACAGAGATATATTACTATATGGTATCAGTAAGCGATACTAAATCTAACTTATATGGTGAAGGAAAAGATAAAGTATACAACCAACCTATAAAAGTACCATGTTTAATCGAAAGAAACCAATCAGCACAAATATCAGATGACTATGGTCAATCTTATAGTCGTGAGGTACAGTTTAGATTTCTTAGACAAAGTTTAGTAGATAGAGAATTAGTACCAAGTGTTGGTGACATCATTCAATGGAATGATGAATATCATTTAATTGACGCATCATACTCATATCAATATTTTGCCGGAAAAAACCCAAAGACTTGGGATGGTGGTGACGACCAAGGGTTGAATGTATCTATTATATGTGATGCACACGTTTCAAGACAAACAAGTATTAAATTAGTTGATACACGATTTGGTAATTCAAATCAAAATGATAACAAAGTACCAATAGGACTATAACATGGCAACTAAATATAGAAATACAGATAATTCAAAACCTCAGATTATACAAACACAATCATCTACGGCTGTTGACCCAAAGCTTAATAAAGCAAAACAACTTCGTAGAGATAAAGACAAAGTAAAAAATGTTAATGTTGGTATATATGATATTGATTCTGCATTTAAAACGTTTTTAGAAAAAGATGTTAAACCTACTGTAGAAGATGATGGTAGATTTTTACCAATACCAGTAATGTATGCTTCTCCTGAAAAATGGGCAAGTGCACAACGTGATGGGTTTATGCGAGATGACAATGGGATGTTACAAACACCTGTTATTATGTTTAAAAGAAATAACTTGTCAGTTAATACAGAACTTTCAAAATTAAAAGTAGCTCAAAACGAAGATGCTCATCAGATGTTTGAACGAACATATACTAATGTTAATCGATATGATGCATTTTCAATATTAACAGATGAGACACCTAAAAAAGAGTTTTTATCAGTAGAAAGACCTGATTATGTTAATTTAGAATATGAAGTAGTTGTTTGGACTGATTATATGGAACAAGTTAATAAGGTAGTAGAGCAAATAGTTTATTTCCAAGGACGTTCATTTGGTGAAAGATATAAATTTGTTGTAAAGGGTGAATCATATGGATTTGAGACCATATCAGAAATGGGTCAAGACCGAATTACGAGAGCAAATATAAGTTTAACTGTTAAAGCTTACATAGTACCAGAATATGCTGCTGTTACCAACAATACTAAACGTCATATTTCAGTTGGTAAGGTATCTTTTGGAGAAGTACCATCACTTTCAGGTAATTCAAATGCTAAAAAACGTGGTAATGAATAATATTTACATATTTATATACACAAATAAACAAAAGATGTTATGGAAGAGAAAATAGTAAAAGAATTTACAAACGAAGAACAAAAACGTATTTATGACATTCAAGCAAAAGTTTTGACTGTTACAAGTAGGTTAGGGGAAATCGAAATTGATATACAAAGGCTAGAACAAACATTCGGACAATTAAAGGACGAAAAGAAAACTTTGTTAGGCGATTATGATAACTTAAGAACTGAAGAAACAGAATTAGGAAACGGTTTAAGGGAAAAATATGGTGAGGGAACTTACGATATTGAAAAAAATACCTTTACTCCAAGCAAATAAATATTCGTTTTCAAATTTTTTAAGGTATTTATATAAAGGTAAACCCAAAGATTAATTATTAGGAGAAAATAATGGCTGAAAGAATTGTTAGTCCAGGTGTATTCACAAGAGAGAAAGATTTATCATTTTTACCAGTAGGTATTGGTGAAATAGGTGCTGCTCTTATAGGACAAACCATAAAAGGCCCTGCATTCGTACCAACGAAAGTAGAGTCATTTCAAGAATTCCAACAAACGTTTGGAGGCTTAACTGAAGATTCATATCTTCCTTATACTGCGCAAGCATACTTAGAAGATGCAGGAAATGCAACTATCGTAAGAGTATTAGGACAGAGTGGATATGTAGTTGAACCACTTGTATTAGAAATATCCAGCTCAGCTGGAAGACAAGTTGCGGCTGTATTCCATCCGACAACTACATTAACATCACACAACACTGGTTCAACAGATTTATCTTTTGTAGCTAACTTGAGTGGTTCTTTAACTGATGTATCAGCATCTGATTTTAAACTTGCACTAAGTGCATCAGGACCGGTTCCTGTATTATCAGCATCTGCATATACTGTAATTGCTACAGCATCTTTAAACCCAACAAGTACAAATTACTTTACTAAAGTTCTTGGATACGCTCCTAAATCATCGGAATACCTATACACATACTTGAACTTTTCTACTTTCCAATCAGCATCTTTTGCTAAAGACGAAGTTATAGAAGTAGTTAAAGCATCAAACTTTACAACTGACTACACCAAAGCTTATTCAGAGGCTTCAACTCCTTGGATTACGTCTCAAAACGTTAGTGGTGTTACTAAAAAATTAATAAAATTCCATACACTATCTCATGGTAATCCAACTAACTACGAATTTAAAGTAGGTATTAGAGATATCAAACAAGCATCTGAAGTACCAGGTTCTGAATACGGAACATTCTCTGTAATAATCAGAAGAGTAGATACGGGTAAAATACCTAATTCTGTTTTTGGTGCAACTGTACAAGATTCTGATGTTAGACCTAATATAGTTGAAGAATTTAGTGGTGTTAACTTAGACCCTAATTCTCCTAATTATATTAAGAGAGTAATTGGTGACAAATACATAACTGTTGATGCAAATGGTAAAGTTACTTCAAATGGTGACTACGCTAACGCTTCAGTTCATATTAGAGTAGAAGTTGATTCTGATGTAGATAATCAAGCACTTGATTCAACATTAGTACCTTTCGGATTTAAAGCTCTAAGGTCTCCAGTACATAGTGGGTATGATTTACCACATCCAACATACGAAGTATCACAATCTATTGGTGGTGAATATAACAAGAGAGCATTCTTAGGATACTCATTTGATTTCACAAACACAGATAATTTAAACTTCTTAAATCCAATTCCAGATTCTTCTCTTGAATCAGTAGGTGTTGATTTTATGTTGTCTAATTGTGTAACTGGTATTGTAGGACAAGAAACCGCTATATCTTTAAACTCAATTATTGACGCTAAGAAATTTATGATACCATTCCAAGGTGGATTTGATGGATTCGCTCCAAACCGATTAGTTTACAAAGGGGCTGATATTGTCGCTGGAAACTCACAAGGTTTAGACTTATCATCTGCTACGGCTGATGGAACAATTGCTTATAGAAAAGCTATCGCAGCTGTATCTAATCCTGATGAATACGATATGAATATGTTAGTAACACCAGGTGTTATCAACAGATATCACTCATCAGTAAGTACATTTGCTAAAGATATGTGTGAAGATAGACAAGACGCATTCTACGTTATGGACGCTGGTGCATATCAAGATTCTATTGCTACTGTTGTTAACTCATTAACGGCTTTCGATTCTAACTACGTTGGTACTTATCACCCATGGGTAAAAATCCTTGATACTGATAAGAACAAACCAATCTGGGTACCGCCAAGTGTTGTAATACCAGGTGTAATTGCATTTAACGATTCAGTTGCTGAACCATGGTTCGCACCTGCAGGTTTAAACAGAGGTGGATTACCAAACGTAATAGAAGTTAAAACAAGATTAACTCACACAGAAAGAGATACTCTTTACGAAAACAGAATTAACCCAATCGCTACATTCCCTGGACAAGGTGCTACTGTATTTGGTCAGAAGACACTTCAAGCTAAACCATCGGCACTTGACAGAATTAATGTAAGAAGATTATTAATCGCTTTAAAGAAATTTATCGCTTCATCTTCAAGATATTTAATATTCGAAAATAATACGGCTGCTACAAGAAACAGATTCTTGGCAATAGTTAACCCATACTTAGAATCAGTACAACAAAGACAAGGTCTGTACGCATTTAGAGTAATCATGGATGAAACTAACAATACACCAGACGTTATCGATAGAAATATATTAAAAGGTGAAATTTTTATTCAACCAGCTAAAACTGCTGAATTCATAGTACTTGATTTCAATGTACTTCCGACTGGCGCAGCTTTTCCTGAAGGATAAAATTTAAAACAAGACTATTTATTAGTAAGAAGAAACAATAGGAGAATTAAATGGCACAATTATTAGACCCAACAGAAATTATGTTCACGAATTTTGAACCTAAAATGTCAAACAGGTTCATTATGTATATCGAGGGAATACCTGCGTACTTAGTGAAAACAGCTGCTAGGCCAGAAATTCAAAATGGTAAAGTTACCATCGACCACATCAATGTTAGAAGATATGTGAAAGGTCGCTCTGAATGGCAAGACCTCGCAATCACTTTATATGACCCAGTAGTACCATCTGCTGCACAAGCAACAATGGAATGGGTAAGATTACATCACGAATCTGTAACAGGTAGAGATGGTTACTCTGATTTCTACAAAAAAGATATCACATTCAATAGTTTGGGTCCTGTTGGTGATAAAGTAGAAGAGTGGACGTTAAAGGGAGCTTATATACAATCAGCTAACTTTTCAGATATGGACTATGCTGGTGAAGACCTTGCAACGGTTGAATTAACACTTACATACGATTACGCAATACTTCAATTCTAATTGAATAAAATACAAATTGATAAAAACCTCCAAGAAATTGGGGGTTTTTTTGTATTAATTAATTGCGAATCACATATATATTACTATATGAAAGGTTAAAAAGGCATATTTTGCCTAATTTTATATAAATCTAAATAAAAAGAACATACGTTATGAGTAATGAGTTACAAGACGAATATCAAGGTAATGAAAAAGACCTGATAGAAAAGTTAAAAAAAGAACACGAAGTTAAACAACTTAGTGATTACAAATTCCCTACTGAAATTATAGACTTACCATCTAAAGGATTAATTTACCCTCAAGACAATCCGTTGTCTTCAGGACAAATCGAGATGAAGTATATGACAGCAAAAGAGGAAGATATCCTAACCACACAATCATACATTAAAGATGGTACAGTCTTAGATAGACTATTTCAGTCATTAATAATTGGTAATGGTAAGGGTGACGTGATTAAATATGTAGATTTAGTTACAGGTGACAAGAACGCTATTATGATTGCGGCTAGAATCTTAGGATATGGTAAAGATTATGTAGTAGAAATCGATGACCCTTATAGTGATAACAAACAAAAGGAAACAATTGATTTAACACAATTTGAAAATAATGATTATGATGGTTCTAACCAAATAGAATTACATAAAAATGAATTTGAATACACGTTACCAAGGTCAGAACGAAAAATTACGTTCCAAGCAATGACAGAGTCCAAAGAACGAAAAGTAAAACACCAAACCGAAGAGATTAAGAAAGCAAATCGTAAGTTAAAGGATGTCACATCACGACAATTAACAACTCGATTGAAAAACATGATACTTTCAGTAGATGGTGAAGTAGAACAAAAAGTAATAAACAATTTCGTGGATAACGAATTATTTGCAGTAGATTCAAAGTCACTCCGAGCACATATTTCAAAAGTAGTTCCTGATATTGATTTAACATATGAATTCGTATCGGAAGAGACTGGAGAAGGGAGAGATATGTCGTTACCTATGGGTATCGGGTTTTTTTGGCCTGAGGTCTGATTATAGGAAACACTTACACTCTCAAATATTTGACTTGATTTATCATGGTAATGGTGGATTCTCACATACTGACGTTTACAATATGCCAGTATGGGCTAGAAGCTTCTATATTCAGAAGATTATAGAGTTTAAAGAAGAAGAAAAGTCACAACATGACAAGGAAATGAAGAAAGCTAAGGCAAAAAGTAGAACAAGATAGTAAAGACCCAGCGTAATTGTTGGGTTTTTACATATTTATACTATATGAACAAAAGGGATTTGTATGAAAACAATTAAAAAATCTAAACTAAAAGAATTATTTACTAAGTTAGATATTTCTGAAGGTATATTTGATTTATTCGTTAGTAAAAAGAATAAGTTAAAAAAATCACTTGAGACTGACTTAAATAATATCAAGAATAAGATTGAAAAAACAATCAACGGAGCTCCAACAAAAAAAGAAAAAGACCAACTTCGTAGATTAGCTAATGCTTTTGATAAAGCATATAGTACTGGTAAATAAAAAAGGTTAGTCAATGGCATCTGATGATATCCAAAAAAGAAAAGAACTCTTAGCAGGAGAACGTGACTTAATGAATGAAATCGTTAAGTCCGCACAAACCTATAAGTTTGTTTCTAATCAAGCTAAGGATATAAAAGAAGACTTATTAAAAAACCTTGCCGAAGAAAAAGATTTAACGTCCAAAATAAACGATATTAACACAACTATTGATGAACTCTTAAAAGAGCAACTTGATAAGGGTGAAGATATCAATCAACATTATATAGACCAATTAGATAATGTTAAAACTATTCTTGAAGAAAAACAAAAACAAAAAGATACCGAAGAGAAATTAAAAGGACTTACGGAAGATGTATCAGATACCTTATATGGTTCTTTAGGAACTATGGGTGAAATGATAAAAGCTGGTACGTTAATAGGTGCCGGAATTGTAATAGCTCAAAAAGCAGCTGAATTTCTTGGTAACGTAATATCCAACACAGTTGGACTCGCAAAAGAATTATACGTCAACATGGGTACATCAGCTGATGAAGCTGGTAGATTAGGTGCTCAAACTTTAGCCGCATCATTTAGTATAGAAGGATTACTATATGGTACAGAGGGATTAGCACAAGCTGCAAAAGATGCAGGTGAGTACTTTGGTACTACAAAAAGTATCACAGGTGATATGCAGAAAAACGTAGCTGCATTAACGGCACTAACTGGTGACGCTGCTAGTTCTGTTAAATTAAATCAGATATTTGCAGACGCTAATGGTAATGCTAAAGAGATGACCAGCGAAATAAAAGCTATTGCTTATGGAGCTGGTGTAAATGCTAACGTCTTATTCAAAGAAATGGCAGATAGTGCTGGTATGTTAGTTGGAGCTTCAAAAGAAGAATTAATTAACTTAGCTAAAAAAACAGCCGAATTAAAACAACAAGGTGTTTCCATGAAGATGATGGAACAAATGTCAGATAATATGGTAAACCTTGAAACTCAAGCCAGAGCTCAAATGAAATTAAGAGCTATGGGTATGGGTGAATATACAGCATCCGCTGCTATGGCTCAAGACGCTGCCTTCGAAATGAAGTTTGGTGATGAAGCTAAAGGTATGGAAATGATGACAGCTGCTATGAAGGAAGCTAACCTTAGTAGTGAAAAGTTCCATGATATGAGTAGAGCTGGTAGAGATGCTCTAGCTGCTACATATGGTATGAGTACAGACGAATTATCAGATATGATAGTGAAACAAGAAAACTTCGCTGACCTACAAGCTAAAAATCCAGGCATGAATGCTAAAGAACTTCAACAACTTGAAGAGAAAAAGCAAGCTCAGCAAGCTATGTTTGCTGAAATTAAAAGTGGTGCGATGAGTGGTGGTGCTGCGATAGCTACGATGGTAGCTCAATACGCACTAATGAATGTAATGCAGGGTAAAGGTACTGGTTTAAGTAATCTTAATCCATTTTCAAAAGGTGGTGGTGATTCACCAATGCCAGAAGCACCAAGTGGTGGTGGAGATGGTGGGGGTGGTATCCTCAAAAGTTTAGGTGAAGGTTTAGATTCATTAGGAAAAAAACCAGGTAAAAAATTAATGGGTATAGTTGTCTTAGGTGCATTAGTTGCAGTGATGGGAGCATCATTCGCAGCTGCTATGTATATGTTAGGTGACGTAGACCCAGTTACAATGATAGCATTTTCTGCGTCAATTGGTATATTAGGAGCTACATTGGCTCTAATGGGTATGATTAGTGGTAACGTAATAATGGGTGCATTGGCACTTGGTATTGTAGCAATAGCATTAATACCAGCCGCGTATGCTATGAGTCTTTTGGCTGGGGTTGAACCAGCTTCAATGTTCGCATTCGCAGGAGCACTTACAATATTATCATTAGCAGCTGCTGGATTAGGATTCCTTGCACCATTTGTTATCATGGGTGCTGCTGCTGTTGCAATATTAGGAGCAGCTATAATTCCAGCTGCTACGGCATTTGGAATGTTAGAAGGATTAGATACACAAGTACTAATATCATTCTCAACAGGTGTTGGTGTATTAGCATTGGCTACTGCTGGTTTAGGACTGTTAGCTCCGTTTATTATTATGGGTGCTGTTGCACTTACAGTATTAGGAATAGCATTAGGCCCAGCCGCAGCTGCATTTGGAATGTTAGAAGGATTGGATACTCAAGCTATAATTTCATTCTCAACTGGTATAGGTATATTAGCAACTACTGTAGCTGGTTTAGGATTTATGTCACCATTCATTATTTTAGGTGCTGTAGCACTTACAGCATTAGGAGTTGCATTAGGGCCAATCTCTGAAGGATTTTCTAAATTAGGTCAAAGTGACATGGGTGGAATGATTGAGTCATTAATAACTCTCGGTGGAGTCGCACCAATGTTATTAGGTGTCGGGGCTGGGTTAGTAAGTATAGCTGCTGGATTAGGTATGATTGCACTTGCTGGACTCGCTGCTATGCCTGGTATTGGATTACTAATAGCTTTATCGGCTGTAGCACCCGCTCTTAGTGGACTTGCTGGAGCGTTTGGTATGGGTGGTGGTGATTCTGAAGCTGAAGCAGGTGGTGGTGATGGTGATTCTGAACTATTAGCTGAAATTAAAGGTCTGAGAAGTGATTTACAATCTCAACCAATTCAAATAGTAATGGGTAACAAAGTCATCAGCGAAATAAGTAAAGTACAAAATGCAAAAAGCACTAGGAGAGTTGGATAATGGCACTTAAAGACTTAAAATCAGATTTATCTAAATTCAGAAAACCAACAAGTACACCTCTTGATAAAAAAGAGACAGTACAACCAGAGTCATTCAATACAACTCCATTAAGTGATAAGGTACAAGGTAAAAAAGTATTAGCTCCAAAAGTAACTCCTGAAAAAGTAGGAGTGGATGTAAAAATATTACCATCTGGTAACATTGATAAACTTGCTGGACTACCTGACCCTAAACCAATGTCTTTGGCAGAACGATTTTTAGGTGAAACTAAAACTGCTGAAGTACAACAAGGTGATAAGTTCAAAGGAGAAACTACTACTACTGAAGTACAACAAGGTGATAAGTTCAAAGGAGAGACTACTCCTACTGAAGCTACTCAAGGTGATATATTTAAAGGTGAAACAACTCCTACTGAAGCTACTCAAGGTGATATATTTAAAGGTGAAACAACTCCTACTGAAGCTACTCAAGGTGATATATTTAAAGGTGAAACAACTCCTGCTACTTTTAAATTTACACAAAACTTTTTAGGTGAAACAACACCAAAAGAATCAACACTTACAGAACAATTTTTAGGTGAAACAACTCCTAACCTATCTGACAGAAGTTCTAACTTTTTAGGTGAAACAACTCCTAATGAAGCTGACAACACTTCTAACTTCTTAGGTGAAACAACTCCTAATGAATCAGATATAAGTTCTAACTTCTTAGGTGAAACAACTCCTAACCTATCTGACAGAAGTTCTAACTTTTTAGGTGAAACTGACCAAATACCATCTGATATAAGTTCTAAGTTTTTAGGTGAAACTGATACACAAGTATTAAATCAAGGTGATAAGTTTAAAGGTAATATAACAACTGACCCATTTGGGTTTAGTCCAAAATTAGAAGGTGAAGGGAAGAGTTTTGAAACTGTAAATTATATTACAGATGAAAAAGCTGTTGGATTCTCACCATTTATGAAAACTATCGATGATACTAAATTTACTGGTATTGAAGGTACAGAATTTAATAGTTCAAATTCATTATTAAGTAATTTTGATAACGCATTTCCAGGTCTAGCATTTACACCGGGATATGGTCAATATAAAGTAGGTTCTGAAATTGCAGGGTCGCCAAGATATTCACCTAATTCTGGTAAATATTATGACGCTGGTACTTTCTTGTATCCAAACTTTTCATTAGAAACCATATCACAACAAAAAAACTCACCATCGTTTTTAGATAATATGTACAACAAATTTAATCTACAAGATGATGCATCAAATAGGTTAAGTATTTTCAAACAGCCTTATGTACTAAGGGGTATTCAAAGGAAAAATAAAACCGAACCACAAAATTGGGATTTGACTGGGTTAGGAATTGATGATGGATTTATCAGAGGTGGTACAGTAACATCATTAAATAGAGCTGCAATTGATTTAGTACGTTTAGGTTCATTCTTTTTATCAGTAAAAGGACTACTTTGGTCTGTTAGACAATTTGGTACACAAAAAGCAAACGCATTTGGTAGAACTTGGACTCCAATAAACTTACTTGCAGGTGTTGGTGGTGGGCTGATAGGATTACGTCCCGATAGAAGTGGTGTAATCTTACAAGATAAAGCAGGTAAGTACAAAAAATTAGGTCTTAGTGGATATAAAGATAAGATAAGTGATTTTTATGAGCAATTAGTAAAAGCTGGGCCAATGATTGCTCCGGGAATGCCGTTTCCATCTACTTTAAAAAATAATGGTGGATTTGATTCCGTATATGGGCTTGGTATAAGTTTAACATCTCGTGGGACTTCTACATTAGGATATCACAATGCTGGCCAAGACTTTGGTAATAGAAATGGTGCACAAACGGGAGTAAGGTTCTTTCAAAGATTTAATCCTATGGCCTTGTTGGGTGAGGGAAGTGGAACTTATACTGAAAATCTAAAAAAATTCGATAATGGTGAATTAGCTGAAGATTCAGATAAAATCATCGAACTATCCAAAGGAGTTTTACAAAAAGATAGAGATGGTAGAACTACAAGTCCTTATATAACTGATGGTAAGAAAAACATAGATATATTAGCACAAAAGTATAATCCATACGCTTCAGATGCTAAAACGTATAATGACGATGTACCAGCTGACAAGACAGATAAGTTAAAGTTCGGAAATACTCAACAAGTATTAGGTGATATTGATGATACCCATAAGAAGAAGTATCCAGGTGAAAACCTACTATCAAGTGAAGGAAATACAGCTGGTGCATTAAATGACATTAAAGACTTTAATGGAATGTCTTACAAGAACCTTCAGAATAAGGCTAAATTATCAACAGGACAACCACCTATTATACCTAAAGATTTTAGAGATGTAGGTACTAGTCAACAAAAAGGATTTGCTACTGAATCTGACTTTACGTCAAAGAACCTTGAAACCAACTATAAATTTGGTACTCCTGGTAAAATGTTCAAAACTGATGGAAAGGTTCGTGATAAGTGGACGATAACATATTCAGATGCAGCTAACTATAAAGGTTACTACGATGAAGTTCAAGCTTCTACAATTGGAACGACTGGGACTGATATAATTCCATTAGTTTTTAAAACGGCCGGAGCAGGAGATAATATACAATTTAGAGGAACTATATCTGGATTATCAGAAAACTTTTCACCAGGTTATACGGATATAAAGTATACTGGTAGAGCAGAACCTGTTTATGTATATGATACTTTTAAAAGAGATATTTCATTTAACTTTAAAGTGTATCCAACATCTCGAATAGAGATGGAGCCGTTGTGGACTAAATTAGAACGCTTATCTACATATACAATGCCTCAATATGCTAGTGTTGGATATACAGCTCCAGGTGCTACTGACCTAAAGTTAACAATAGGTCAATTATATAATCAAACCCCAATGATATTAACAACGTTATCATATACTTACTCAGATGACACTCCATGGGACATAGATTATCAATTACCAATGGGTATAGATATTTCAGTCGGGTGTACTGTACTTGGTAACGGATTACATAAGTATAAAGCTGATAATATATTTGGAACATTTACAAGAACCCAATAACATAAACCCCATAAACCATGAAAAGATACGAAGACATAACCATAGGAAAACGGAACACGAAACGATTACAATATAATACTATCGTATACCCAACAATTCCACCTTCAGTTTCAGATACCTATATTATAGGTGCATTTGGAGATAGGTTGGATAATTTAGCATGGGAATATTATCAAGACCCAAGTTTGTGGTGGATTATAGCTAGAGCTAACAAATTAGGTTTTGGGAATATGGGAGTTAAAATTGGAGAACAATTACGAATTCCATTTGATATAGAGGGTATTAAAGAAGAGTTTAATATACTTAATAAACCAACAACATAAAGAAACTAAGTTATGGCAGCATTAGGCTCAAAACAATTAACTCCCCCAACACGACAAGAACACACTCGTGGTGTACATAAACGTGCATACGCTCAGATATCACTTAAGGGTGGTGGTAAAGCAAGTTGTTCAGGGGCTATTACATCAATAGAAAGTAATGTCCAAAAAACCCATTCAGCATTAATGAGTACTGAGGGTGGTAGATTAACACCACAACCTGTATTAGAATCATTCGAAATGGCAAATGATGGTGGACAAGACGCATCAGATGCTATGTTGTTTGAAGCATCTGCTAAAGTAAAAGTATTTTCGCTTGATGATTTAAATGACATGGAAAATTCATTTTTAATACCAGGACAACGAATTACTATTAAATTAGGGTATGCAGGTGGTACAAGTGACAGCATAGACGCTGAGATTGTGGGTTATGATTTTACAATAAACCAAGACAGTAGCTTTGATGTTACTATAAAAGCAGGTGGTAAATTAGATGGAGTAGTTTCGGCTGATTTCTTTACACTAAGCAGCTCAGCACCAATTGAGTATACAGATGAAGAATCAGGCAAAACAATTACACCAAGTGATATTCTTGGAAATATAATTGGAGAATCCAGCCAAAAGCTAAAAGGTCTAAGCCCGAGCGATGGTCGAGCTAAAAAGAATGGGCCATTTGCAATTTGTAATCATCAAATGGAAGAAAACACCAGCTGGTTCAGTAATGATAGTCAAATTTCATATGTAGCGGCTAGTTACATTATAGATTCAATTAATAAAAATATAAATCCAGAACTAAAAATTAAAAACCCATTATTTACCTATGATAAACTTTTTGTAGAAAGTAGTAAGCAAACCTTCCCATCCGAGATAAAATCAGCCGACCCACTATCTATTTTAATTTCAGGTAATGGAAGATATGGTAGTAAAGCCCAATTTGACATATCAGCTGAGGGTAGTTCTCTTTTAGGAAAGATTTATATAAGCATTCCAGCAATAGCTAAGATTCAAAATGACCTAACAATGCCACCAGGTTCAGATAGTAAAAAATCAGTAGCTACTGTAGATTATCTAAAAAAGATATTTGGATTAGTTGACGTATGTACGGGTGGGTATGTTAGACCTTATATTTACTCAGACCCAAATTCAGCTGAAACTGCTAAAGGGGAGCAGATGTTAATATTAAATAAAGGTAGCGATTTTGAACCAAGTGGAAGTCCAACTGAATTAAAAGTTTTAAATGGATATAAGAATGGTGTAAGGTCATACAATGTCAGTACCAATATGGATTCGGAAATGATGGCTATGGCACTTCACGCTGCACAAACAGGCAAGGGTGGTGATAATCTTAAAAACTTATATCCTGGTTGTTTTGATACTTTAGAACCTGAGGCTGCAGCAGTTGTTGATTACAAAGAAAACTTAAAAGAAGTAATGGAAACGTTGGGTGATAATATAGGTATGGAAGAAATTACTACGGCAAAGCAATCATTAAAAGCTTATGTAGAGTCAATATCCAAGAAAACTCAACCAATAATAAAATATAATTTAGAAGTATCATTTCAATGTGATGGTTATTTTGGTGCTAGATATGCTGATGCATTCACCATTGATAGACTACCAAAAAGCTTAAAAGCAGCTAAAGCTTATTTTATCGTAAGTAAGATAGGACAAAATTTTAGTAATGGTGATTGGGTAACTGATATAACAGGTATAATGATGTTAGGGAAGTAATCATGGCAGATAGAAGAGAACGTATATATTACCCAATTGGCTCAATAAGTAGTGGTCTTTATACTAATGGTGGTGAACTAATGGAAAAAGATGGAACTCCGTATGTTGGTCAATACCACACTTACAAAAACACTAAAGAAATATTTAGTGAACCTAACTATGTAAAAAACTTATCAAGACGACTTATACCATTCGCAGACTTAGGTGGTTCAGCTGACGTTAAGCGTGTTTTTCAATATAATACATTAAAAGAAATAGAGGCGGATGATTACTCGTCTATTATTGATATTCCAGACCCATATTATCCAATCCTAACTAATAAAGATAAGATTAAAGGGGTTATTACAAGATACTTTATGAAACACAAAGGTAATGAAACTATCTTTGAAGTAGATAAAGATGGTTTTGGGTTTGATTCAGTTTATTACGATAAGTTAGAGTTACAATGGAAAATAGTAGGCCCTTTGCAAGATGTAGGAATGGAAAAAGGTGTAATAGACACTAATAGACGTACATTAGCACTACATAAAAATAACTTCATTGGAATAGACCGATATCTTTTAGACTTAAAAGAATTTTATTTCTCTCCAAGATAAAACTTTAACAAAACTTTAACACTTTTTATTTGGATTTCTCATTTATTATTCGTACTTTAGTATAGTTAATGAGTGGGAGTTTTATCCCAACTAAAATTAAAAGTTATGAAAGTAAGTTTAGAATCAGTAGGATGTGTGATTGACACCAATGAGTTTTTAGTTCACGCACAAATGGAAGATGGGTCAGTTGACCTTGAGAATGGTGTTCACATCGATGAGGTGTCTGAAGAGTGGATGTCAACATTGTCTATCGAAGACTTTGTTAAAGTTGGTAAAGTAATTGAAGTTTTAAAATAATAGTTATGTCAGTATTTCAAAACACCAAAGCGGTAAACGAACCATCGTGGTTAACTTGGAATAAAATGTTCTTCTAAAAGATTTAACAATTTCTTAACATTAAAAATTAGGAATTGTCAATTAATTGTCGTACTTTAGTATAGTTAATGAGTGAGAGTTTAATCAAAAATAAAAAATGAATAAAATTAAAGAATTTAAAAAATCAATCGAGGGAGTTAAATTTACTCCGGCTCAAAAAAAGATTGTTGATTTAATCCTTAAAGGATATGAAATCAAAGTTGTTAATAAACACCGAATGAATGGTGGTGAAATGATGTGGAAATCTCCAAATTCCGATTACTTAGAGCATGCTGGTAAAGTTTACAAAGCATTTTTCAACGTGTTTTATCAGATAAAGAAACAAAAAGGAATATCAGTTCCTACTAACCTATTTTTAAGTTAAGATATGATAAAGAAAAAACAAAATAACGGAAAAATCGAAATAGATTTGACAGGTCCTCAAGGTAACGCATTTTACATCTTAGGTGTGGCTAAAAACCTTTGTAAACAAGTGGGTGTTGATTCCAAACCACTTTTGGATGAAATGAGAAGTGGTGATTATGAGAATCTAATCAAAGTATTCGATGATAAGTTCGGTTCAGTAGTAACAATGTATAGATAAAATGAAAAATATGAAATACGGAATAGAAATTACAAAACCTTGGTCAAAAGAAATGTATGACCACAATGACAAAGTAGCTGATTTGATGAAAGCTGAGATATTACTCAGTATCAAAAATAACAAAAATGATTTTGATAAACTAAACGATTTGATATCACTATGTGGTGGTATTAAGTTTGGTGATGGTTATGAAATCGAAGAGTTGTATGATGAGTGTTTGAAAGAGTTAGAGAATGTTCAAAACTATTGGTTGAACGAAGAGTGGGATTACTCTGTAAATAAACTTAAAATTGTAAACGATATTAACATAGAATTCATAGGATATGGTAAGTAAAGAAAAAGAATATATTATTAGTACATATCTACCTATATTAATAGGAGCATTCCAAAAAGATATGGCTTTGACTCAAGAAGAATTAGAGTCCTTTAGTACAGATGAATTGTTTTCTAAACTATTCATATGGGCACTTACCACTAATAGGATAAAAGGCTTTGATTGGCCAGAAGATAAAAAAACCGAAAATAAATAATAATTAAAATAATAAAAAATGGATAAAACAAATTTAGTAATAGACCTATGGGTAGGTGTAAATGGTGGTTACATAACAACCGAAGAGTATATCGATATGATGCAATTACAAAATTTATCAGATGGTTCTGAATATGATAAAGAAATGGCATTGGAATCCGAAAATTATGAATTTGTAGTATGAGATTAGGATATAAAAAATTTAAAGAAATAAAAGAGTGGTATGGTTCATCTGATTTTGAAATCGGATATGATGCTTACTTTACAAGAGGTAAGGGAATAACACTTAGATTTGGATATTGGCAAAAAGTAGATTTCGAAGGTTTACAAGAAATACTACCACATTATTGTAAGGTTACCGAAAATATTGTTGATGAAGATGATGATTGTGGTATTTTATACAATTACAATATCACCGATGCACGAATTTATTAAAAATAAGTGTAAAAATACTTGTAGTCTCATTTATTTTTCGTATATTAGTTAGTAATGAAAATTGTAGATAGTCAAAAACAACTTAATAAACACATTTCCCAACTCCAAAGGGAAAAGGTGCTCGTGTACCCTATTTTAACGAGCTTAGACAAACATCCTAAGTTATCAAGGATATCTTCATTAATATTATCAGATGGGGTCTTAGACCTCTTTATTAACTATCATAACATTGATGCAGATGTTGTCGATGAAATGGTAGACTTTAGTCAATTCAGCGAAGTGTACATAGTAGGTATGAAGGACTTTCTATATCATTATGATTTTTTACCAAATATGCATGATTTGGAAATGTCGTTGTTTTGGCAAGCTAAAAACTTTGATGTAGAGGAGAAACCTATCTACACTATATTCAGAAGACGACAAGCACCTAAAGCAAACGACCTTATTCCAATTTGGAAACACTATGAACAATTCGAAGATTGGAAGAAACTTTTTGTCGACTCAAAAATTTCTAAATTCTCACAACTATATGTGAAAGCATTACAATGGGTTGAAAAGAATGGACTTTATACGGATTTACATACAACTGAATATACTCAATATAATACACTTACGACAACATCAAGACCTTCAAATACATTTGATGGGGTTAATTACGCAGCATTAAAAAAAGATGGTGGGGTTAGAGACAGATTTATATCAAGATTTGAGGGTGGTAAATTATACCAATTGGATTTTGATGGGTATCACCTACGACTAATTGCTAAATTAATAGGGGTAGATATCCCATTAGATATAAAAGCACATGCGTGGTTGGCAAATCAATATGGTAAAGATATAAGTCAAGCAAAAGCAATCACATTTAGACAACTATATGGTGGAGTAGAGGACGAATATTACCACATTCCCTTTTTCAGAAAAACATCTGAGTATATAAACTCACTATGGATGGACTTTTTGCGTAATCGATTCACAAATACACCAATTATGAGCCGGAAAATAGAAATAAACGACTCACTTAATAAAAATAAACTATTTAATTACATCTTACAATCGGTTGAGACTGAAAGAAACATACTTATATTAGATAAGTTACATCGTTTAGATATGGGTCAACAATCCATACCTGTATTGTACACATATGATTCTATATTATTTGATGTCCACCCATCTGATAACGATTATATATTAGAAGTAAAAAGATTAATGGAAATGGATGGGTTTCCAACAGATTTAGAAATAGGTAATAATTACGGACACATGGTTAAGTCCAATATTTAGATATTTATAGTTATGAAGAACTCCAAGACATCATTTATAGACAAAGTACTTAAAAAAGTATATCATCAGATAGACACTAAATTATTTGAAGGTGTATATACTGAAGAATTTTTAAAATCACTATACGAGATACTTTCAGATGAAGTTGACGCTGACTTCGCCAAAGCATATTTAGAAGAAATTGGTAAAAATGCCGAAGAACGTCCTGACTCAGGTGATGAAAAAGAGCTTGAAGATGAAAAGTATGCAATGATGACAGCTGCTGAGCGAGATGAATTAAAATCAAAAGATAATTTAAAAGAAAACTTATTAATTGAATTAGGTCAAATCCTTAGTGAAGCTTCAATATACGATAACAAATATTCAGTAGGTGATAAATTTTTACCACTTAAGAATACTGCAGATTTGTTCAAAATGGGGTTACCACCATCTACAAGAGTACCTAAAGGCCCATTTAATAAAATATCACCAACAGATGATGGTATCGAGGTAAAAATTAATAGTGGTAGAACGGTATATGTCTCAGCTGATGATACTGGTAAAAACTATATTATTACGGCAAGTGATAAAAACATACAATCTTTATTTGGTAAAATGAAAAAAGGTGCATCGGCAACTGATGTAAACTTTGATACAGATACAATGGAAACTGCGGCATGTATGGGATTATATGTAAATGGTGTTGGTATTCTTAAGGAGTTAGATAGTGCTAAAACTGAAGAGGATTTAGCAAAGGTAACTAAATCAGTAAAAAATAGATTTATTAAAGCATTAGGGAGTAGTGGAGACTACGCTAAACCAGATGCTATTTTAAGTAAATTAGATTCAATGCCATTGGGTGATTATTTTATGATAGCTCAGTTAATGGCAGGTATGACTAAATTTACACAAGGAATTCTACCATTTAAAACTCCATACCTAATTCATAAAAATATTAAAGGATACTACTCAGCAACAGAACGTTCTGAGTTAGTAGATGGTGTAAAAGATAATACAGCCGATTGTGTTGTATGTAATGTGCCAGGTTCTGAACTTATATCTAAACTAAATGAGGGGTTACCTGTTGAATACGATAAAAAAGGTGTTTGTACTATAAAAGGAACAAATATTAAGTTTTTACAAGTATCTCTTAAAAAAGGTAAAGGTGCAGCTCAATTAGGTAAGATATATGGTTTCTTAAAAGATAAGTATGGTTTATTAGATTCAGCTGATGTTAAGAAGTTAGCATTAGAGTCCGTTCAATTAGATGAAGGTTTAAGAGATTTTCTAAATAAAGGAGTTACCTTCATAAAAAGTTTAGGTTCTAAATTATTAGAAAAAATATCTAAATTAGGTTCGTTCTTAAGTGGATTCTTAAAAAAGATGGAAAAGGGATTCAAAAAATCTCCAAAATCTGATGTTAAGAGATTAGAGAAGGAATTATTTAAAGCAGGATTACATGAAGGTATTTTAAATGAAGCTAAGAAGCCAAAAATATGGGATTCGTTTGATACAATTGCAAAAAACCAAAATGTATTAAATAAATTAGTAGATAATGTTAATAAAGAAATGGGTTCATTGGTAAAAGCTTCAATGGCTAATCCAGCATTCTATTTTAAAGGATATTCAAAACTTGCATTAACTGCGCCCGTAACTAAAGATGATGTGGCTAAACTACTGACAAACTTCCAATCAGCAATTGTACTGAAAAGTATATTGGGTGATTTAACTGGTGATGCTAAAACACTATATTCACAATTAGTAGAGTTGGAAAAAGAAATGGTGTATGGTAAAACAACATTACCTTTATACAAAGTATTCGGTTTAGATAAAGATGGTAAAGGAACGGCATTTACCGCATATCCAGGTTCAGAAACATTTATTCAAAATAAATTAGCTAAAGATTTATCAGATACAGTTGTATTTTACTTAAGAGCAAATTCTAAATCAGGTCCATATTTTACCATAGCTGGATATGGGTTAAGTGGTATAAACGAAACTACGGGTGATTTAAAATATTCACAATTTAGAATGGGAACAAATTCAACTGGTAGATATAGTTACAACTTTGAAGGTACACAAGAACTTTCATTAGGTAAAGTAAAATCTGCTTTAAAGATATAGGGAGAGATGAGTGAGAACACAATTATTATGTACATTTACTAATGAATCTGATTTCGAAAAAGTATTACATGACGTTCAATCTAATTTTGAACTTTATAGTAGAAAAATATTTATACTTAAACTTGACCCATCAAAAGAATTAGTAGTGAGTTACAACATTATACCAACAGAAGATAGTAAATTCCTTCCAAACACGATATTAACACATCGTAAAAAGGAATCTAATACAATATATACAATCAACGCTCTAAATAGATTAATAACAAATCTAAATGGTGGAGTACTTGATAAGAAATACCAAGTCTCTTGGGAAGATTACAAAAATTCAGTAATTTTAACAGATGGTCTTGGCCATAAAATCTTAAAAACAAGTTTATTTAGAATAGTAAACGTAAATTAAACTTAATGCAACAAGAAGTTACAAACATAAGTACTAATTGGACTCCAATTGAGGTGCAAGACCATCCTAATACAGCTAATGAATGGGAATCCCCATCTCCTGATACAACTACTAATGATTTAGCAAATGAAGGTAAAACGTTAAGATTTAACCCACCAAAAGAGTGGAGAAAAAAATCACCTTCATGGGAAGTTAGACGTAATCCACAATATATTGGATTCACATCATTTATTCACTATATAGACCGATTTTATCAAAATAAACCAGATACATCACAATATGGAGCTGGTTGGGGTGTTAGACCTGAAAATAAAAGACGTTTTTGTGAAATTGGAAGTTATATGGGTGAATCGACTCATATGATTGCATCAAGTGGTTTATTTGATGAGATAATAGCAATAGACCCACATAGTGGTTATGAAGAGTATAATCAAATGTCTGGTAGAAATTGGGATAATGTAAAAACTGAATTCGCACTGAATACAAGACATCATCGTAATCAACTTAAATATATTAAAAAATATTCATATGAAGTCGGAAATGGTGACATTCATTTTCCTGATGAGTACTTTGATGTAACCTATATAGACGCAGCACACGATTACGATTCAGTATTAAACGATATTCATATGTTTTACAGAAAAACCAAATACATTTTGTCAGGACATGACTTTGGTCAACGTTTTGATGGTGTTCATGAAGCACTTAAAACTGTATTTGGAGAAACGTATTTAAAGAAAAACCTAACTTTATTTGAAGACTCGTCATGGGCCTTGTTGTTGGATAATGGTAAGCTGAATAAAAATGGGGAAAGTAATAGAATTATTAAAGAACATTAAGTTTTTAAAATATATTTTGATATATATAATAGAGTGGTTCGGTAACGAAAATACCACTAATTTGAAAAAAATAAAAAATAATTAAGAATACATTTGGTATTGTCACCCAAATGTTGTATATTAGTGACATAGTTAATAATTAATAATTAAAAAAGAGCAAATTATGGCAATTGATTTAAATGCAATCAGAAACCGTCTGAATACACTTCAGACAAAAGTTACAAAGACCGATAACCTGTGGAAACCACAGCCAGGCAAACAACAAGTAAGGATTTTACCTTACATTCACAATCCCTCTAACCCGTTTATTGAACTATTTTTCCATTTTGGATTTGGTGGTAAGAACATTATCTCTCCAAGTTCACATGGTGAAGCAGACCCTATCTTAGAGTTCGCTGAAAAGTTGAAATCAACAGGTAGTAGAGATGATTACCAACTTTCTCGAAAACTAACTCCGAAAATGAGAACTTATGTTCCTGTTATCGTTAGAGGTGAAGAGTCAGAAGGTGTTAAGTTTTGGGGATTCGGTAAGAATGTTTACCAAGAACTTCTTGGATTCTTCGCTGACCCAGATTATGGTGATTTAACTGACCCTGTTAATGGTAGAGATATCACAGTAGAATTCAAAACTGCTGCAGAGTTAGGAAAAACTTATCCAGAGACGTATATTAGAGTTAAACCTAATACTACGGCTATTTCTGAAGATAAGGCTGTTTTAGAATCTGTAAAAGACCAAATCGAACTACCATCAATGTTCAAAAAAGTTTCTTATGAGGAAATGGAAGGAATGTTGAAAGAATGGTTAGATACTGGTGAAGTTACTGATAAGAAACAAGAACCAAAAGCTGAAACTCAAACCGAAACAAAAGCTACCTCTCCTGCATCTAATGTAAAGGAAGCATTTGACGATTTATTCAATAACTAACATATGGCAAAGAAGAAGAAAGAATCAGTTCGTGATGAACTATCTTCAATCTTAGCTACCAATCTAAACAAGAAGTTTAAGTCCGCCAATAAGGTGGCTTACTTCTTGGATGGTGGGGAACAAACTCCAACTGACCTTGATGGGTGGGTTTCGACAGGTTCTCCAATGTTAGATTTGGCAATCTCAAATAGACCTAATGGTGGATTACCCGTAGGTCGTATTACTGAGATTACTGGTTTAGAAGGAAGTGGTAAATCACTATTAGCTGCACACGCAATAGCAGATACTCAAAGACAAGGTGGACTTGGTGTCTATATAGATACTGAGAATGCATGTAATACTGAGTTTTTACAAGCTATTGGAATTGACATTCAAAAAATGTTATACGTCCCTCTTGAATCAGTAGAAGATATATTCGAAGCAATTGACTCTATTATAGAATCTGTAAGAAGTTCTGATAAGAAGAAATTAGTAACAATAGTAGTAGACTCTGTGGCTGGTGCATCAACTAAGGTTGAGTTATCAGCTGATTATGACCAAGCTGGTTATGCTACTCAGAAAGCTATTATTATTTCCAAAGCTATGAGAAAGGTTACTAATCTTATTGGTAGAGAACGAATTTCGTTAATCTTTACAAATCAATTAAGGACTCGTTTAGGTGTATCATTTGGTGACCCTTGGACTACAAGTGGTGGTAAAGCAATCGCTTTTCATTCATCGTGTAGATTAAGGTTAAAGCAAATGGGACAACTTAAATCCAAAATTGGTGGAGTTGACCAAGTTGTGGGTATTAAGACTCGTGCACAAGTAATTAAGAATCGTATGGGGCCACCACTACGCTCAGTAGATTATGATATCTACTTTGATAGAGGTATCGACAACTATGGTTCATGGTTACAAATGATGAAAACCTATAAATTGGTAGACATCGCAGGTGCTTGGTACACATATGTAGATACAGAAACTGGTGAGGAACTTAAATTCCAAGCTAAGAACTTTGAAAAGCTATTGGAAGATAGACCAGAGTTGAAAACAAGTATTTACGAGAAAATTTGTGAATCATATGTTATGGCTTACAAAGAATCAAGTAAAGAGTCAAATATTGATAATATTGAATTAACAGATTTCGATGCATAATAGGTATAAGGAACTACTCAAAGAAGTTAGTAAAGAACATAATGAAACAAAAGATGAATCATTAAATGATAAAGTTTTAATCATTGATGGACTTAATCAATTTATTAGATGCTTTGGGGCAGTACCTGCCTTGAATGACGATGGTGAACATTGTGGTGGTGTGACAGGATTTCTACTGTCCACCGCCGCAACCATTCGTAGACTAAAACCAACTCGTGTGGTAATTGTATTCGATGGTAAAGGTGGTTCAAATCGTAGAAAGTCTGTATATAAAGGATATAAGGAAGGTCGAACTGGATTAACTAAGGTTAATAGATTGGTTGGTTATGAAGATTTAGAAGACCAATCCATATCTATGAGAAAGCAATTTGCTAGACTTATAGAATATCTTCAAGTATTACCGATATCATTAACTTACATTGATTATGTAGAAGCTGATGATATTATAGCATGGTTAGCAAATCATTATTTTAAAAAAGAAGTTACAATCATTTCATCAGACAAAGACTTTCTACAATTGGTAAATCCACGAATTAAAGTGTGGGCACCAACTAAGAAGAAAATGTATGATGAGGCATTAGTGAGCTCAGAGTATGGGGTTATACCACAAAATCTTGTGTTTTATCGTGTAATGGAAGGTGATAAGTCTGACAATATAACAGGTATACGAGGTGTTGGCCCTAAGACAATTCATAGCAAAATGTCATTCCTGAATGGGGATGTTCTTAATTTAGATACATTCATTGATAAATGTTCAACGGAGTGTGATGATAAGTTGTCACAAAAGTTATTAGAAAATGTGACAACTATCAATATGAACTACAATCTAATGCAATTAAAAGACCCCGATATTTCATCATCAATCAAATCAAATGTTAGAAGTATCATGGATACTGGGTCAGACCGATTGGATATGGTACAATTCAAGAAAATGTTTTTGTATGACAAGTTATACACTACATTTGCTAATGTGGATAGCTGGTTACGCAACTCATTTACATCACTTGAAAACTTTTTAAAAAATGCAGAGTAATTTTAATCCAATAAGTTTGGATAGTAAAATTAAATTTCGTATATTAGTATCATATGGAGAAGTTAGGAAGTAAGTTTAGTACATCATTTCAGAATAAAGTAATATCAAGTATATTATCAGATAGGGCGTGGTTTCGTCAGATATATGATATCCTTATGCCAGAGTATTTTGATTCAGAAGGGTCTGAATGGTTAGTTAAAACCATTATGAAACACTTTAATGATTACGAGCAAATGCCTACCTTAGATGTCCTTAAAGTTAAAATTAACTCTATTGAACGTGACGTACTTCAAACCTCAGTAGTAGATATACTTAAATTCGCTTGGAATCACCTCGAAAGTGATGACTTAGAGTTTGTAAAAGAACAAGTCCTTGACTTTTGTAAAAATCAATCAATTAAAAACGCAATCTTAGATTCAGTACCATTATTAGAAAATGGTCATTATGAGATGATTAAAAAGAATATTGATAATGCTATGAAAGCAGGTCAAGATTCTGATTTAGGTCATGAATATAAAACAATGATTATTGAGAGATACGAAGACTCAGTACGAAATGTTGTATCAAGTGGTTGGGATGTTATAGATGAGATTACTCAAGGTGGATTCGGTAAAGGTGAGTTAATACTTATGGCAGCTCCTCCAGGTATTGGTAAATCATGGGCATTAGTTAACATTGGTGTTAACGCTATGAAGAAGGGTAAGATAGTCGCACATTATACTCTTGAATTAAACGAGGGTTATACAGGTCAACGATATGATGCTGTATTAAGTGGTGTAGCAGTAGCTAACCTTAAGTACAATATGGAAGATGTCAAGAAAGCTGTAAATACCGTATCAGGTGACTTAGTGGTGAAACACTATCCTACGAAAACTGCAAGTGTTAATTCACTTAAAGCTCATATGGATAAAATGACACTTCAAGGTAAAAAGCCAGATGTGGTTATTGTAGATTACGCTGATTTATTAAGGAATGGTCATGCAAAAGAGAAACGACACGAAGAGTTGGAAGAAATTATAGAAGACCTTCGTGGTATGGCAGGTGAATATGAAGTTCCAGTATTTACAGCATCTCAGATTAACAGAAGTGGGGCAGAAGACGATATTATTACAGGTACAAAGATTGCTGGGTCATTCTCAAAAATGATGACTGCTGATTTTGTGGTATCTTTATCTCGTAAGATTGAAGACAAGCTTGCAGGTACAGGTAGATGGCACGTAATAAAAAACCGATTTGGTCCTGATGGGATGACATTTCCATCCAAAGCTAACTTTTCTACTGGGCAAATCCACATCTATAATGAAGATTCCATTTCTGGTCAACAGACTAAGAAAGAGATGAAAGGTGGGGAGAGTTTAGTAAGAAAAGAATTGGCTCAAAAATATAAAGAAATGAATGGTGATATTGGATTTTAATATTAAATTTTTAATATGTATATTCACCTAGCAACTAAGTTTAACAATAAAAAAGTAAGTAAATATTATGGGATTATTTGATAATCGAGTACCCTTTAAGCCGTTTGAATATCCCGAGTACTACACAGAGGGTTGGCTAAAGCAAGCTCAGGCATTTTGGTTACATACCGAAATACCAATGCAGGGTGATATTAAAGATTGGAACGAAAATCTTACACCCGAAGAAAAGAATTTAGTAGGTAACATCCTTTTAGGGTTTGCCCAAACAGAATGTGCTGTATCTGACTATTGGACTAATATGGTTACGCATTGGTTTCCAAAGCATGAAATTAAACAGATGGCTATGATGTTCGGTTCTCAAGAAACTATACACGCTACGGCTTATTCATATTTAAATGAATCTCTTGGTCTTGAAGACTTTGAAGCATTTTTACATGAACCCGCTACAGCAGAACGATTTGATAACTTGGCTGAAGTTACCAATTCATACACATATAAAGACCTGAAAACTAACGCAGAAGCAAGAAAAGAAGTAGCTACATCATTAGCTATATTCTCAGCGTTTACTGAAGGAGTTGCTTTATATTCATCATTTGCAGTACTTTACTCATTTCAGATGAGAAACAAACTAAAAGGTATTGGTCAACAAATGAAATGGTCGGTAAGAGACGAATCATTACACTCACGAATGGGATGTCAATTATTCAGACATATGTGTGACGAATATCCTGAGTTATTAGAAGATAGTAAAGATAGTATTGTACTAGCCGCTAAGTTAATTCAGACATTAGAACACAAATATATAGACAAGATGTTTGAAATGGGTGATTTAGAAAATCTTAAAAAAGAAGATTTAAAAAACTTTATTAATCAACGTCTGAATGAAAAATTAGGTGAATTAGGATATAACGCAATTGAAGGTGGTGATTACTACTTTGAATACGATAAAGATTCAGCCGCTGAATTAGAATGGTTCTACCATTTAACAGGTGGACAAACACATACAGATTTCTTCGCAGTAAGACCTACTGATTATAGTAAAGCAGGTGAAGGTGAAGATTGGGATGATTTATTTTAAATAATTATGAAAAATTACGCACAAGATTTAGATTGGGAAGTTGGAGTAGACTTTCCTGTATGGGGTAACACAGAGATATATGTTAAAACTATATCAAATGGTTACTTACTTGCTGGAGAGAAACCAAAAGATGCATATTGGAGAGTATCAACGGCAGTAGCTCGTAGATTAAACAAACCCCAACTTGCTTCAAAGTTCTTCGATTACATTTGGAAGGGTTGGTTAAACCTTGCATCGCCAGTATTATCAAATACTGGAACTGATAGGGGATTACCAATTAGTTGTTTTGGAATTGATGTAGCTGATTCAATTCAAGATATTGGGTTGAAAAACTTAGAAATGATGCTACTCGCCAAACATGGTGGTGGTGTAGGTGTTGGTATTAATATGATTCGACCAGCTGGTTCTAATATAACAGGTAATGGAACATCAGATGGTGTTGTACCATTTGCTAAAATATATGATTCTACAATACTTGCTACTAATCAAGGGGCAGTAAGACGTGGGGCAGCATCTGTAAACTTAAACATAGACCATGATGATTTTGATGAGTGGATTGAAATTAGAGAACCCAAAGGTGATGTAAACAGACAATGTTTGAACTTACATCAATGTGTGGTTGTTGGTGATAAGTTTATGAGAAAACTTAAAGAAGGTGATGTAGAAGCTCGTAGAAAATGGGGTAAAGTACTTCAAAAGAGAAAAGCAACTGGTGAACCATATGTAATGTATAAGGGTAATGTTAATAAACAAAACCCAAGAGCATACAAAGATAATGGATTAAAAGTTCATATGACAAACATATGTTCTGAAATTACACTACATACAGATGAATCACATTCATTCGTTTGTTGTTTATCTTCCCTTAACTTAGCAAAATATGATGAATGGAAAGATACTGATTTAATCTACACAGCAACATGGTTCTTAGATGGGGTTATGGAAGAGTTTCTTCAAAGAGCTAAGAATATGAAAGGTTTTGATAACTCAGTACGTTCAGCTGAAAAAGGTAGAGCGTTAGGATTAGGTACATTAGGATGGCACACTTACTTACAACGTAAAGGAATTCCATTTGAAGGATTAACTGCTCAGTTTGAAACTCGTAAGATATTTTCGCAATTAAAAATTGAATCTGAAAGAGCATCAAGAGATATGGCAGCTGAATTAGGTGAACCATTATGGTGTGTTGGAACTGGATTTAGAAACACTCACTTAAGAGCAATCGCTCCAACTGTTTCTAATTCTAAGTTAAGTGGTAATGTATCTGCTGGGATTGAACCTTGGCCTTCCAACGTATTTACTGAACAAACCGCAAAAGGTACGTTTATTAGAAAAAATATTGAATTAGAAAAAGTACTTAGAAAAGTTGGAATCAATAAAAAGTCTACTTGGGATAAAATCTTATCCGATGGTGGTTCAATTCAAGATATAAAAGAATTGGACGATTGGGGATATGTCGATGGAAAGTTAATGAAAAAAGACGACATACCACAAGAAGTATTTGATAAAGACCAAGTATTTTGGGTCAAAGATGTATTTAAAACATTTAAAGAAATTAATCAATTAGATTTGGTTAAACAAGCCGGTGTAAGACAACAATACATCGACCAATCAGTTTCATTGAACTTAGCGTTCCCATCAGAAGCAAGTCCAAAATGGATTAATCAAATTCATATGGAAGCTTGGGAACAAGGAATTAAAACTCTCTATTATATGAGAACTGAGTCAGTACTTCGTGGAGACATCGCAGCACGAGCCCTTGACCCAGATTGTATATCCTGTGATGGTTAAAAAGGTAGAATTATGAAAGAGTACTTATATTTCTCAGCCCCATGGTGTGGGCCATGTAGAACATTAGGGCCGGTAATGCAAAGTGTGGGACAAACTATCCCAGTAAGAAAAATTAATGTTGATGAACAATCTGATATTGCACAAAAATATGGTATAAGGAATGTACCCACTGTAATTCTATTAGATAATGGTCACGAAGTAAAACGACACATCGGAGTAAAACCAGTTAATGTATATCTAAGTGTATAATTAAAAAATAGTTATGAAAAAAACCAAAATAGTTTTGAATGCCATGGTTGGTAATGAAGCAGCTACTATCCAACGAATGTTAGATTCAGTTGTAGATTATGTAGATTATTATGTTATTCAATGTAATGGAAATGATGATACACGAGATATTATCGATAGGTTTTTCAAAGCTAATAATACACCAGGATTTACTTACTATATTGATTGGGACTATCCAGGTTGGAATCGTGACCATACTTTACAAGAGTGTATAGCAGCAGACCATGGGTGTGATTGGATTCTAAGAATGGATGCTGATGAGCAGCTTCAAGTTGACGAAGATTTTGATTGGTCTATATTTGATGATACATCAATAGATTCATTTAATATAGTAGCAGATCCAGGATTCTCATTGTATTACAGAACTTGGATGTGGAATGCAAACCGACCATGGTTTTTCCAACATGACAAGCGTCATGAAACTATACATTTACCAGAGATAGGTGAAGACTTTCATAGACATAATTTATCCGCTGGATTTAGGCAAATTATTACAAACGATGGTGATACTTGGAACGCTCCAATGAAGTTTATTACAGATGGGCTAACCTTGGAATTAGATAAAGTACCATCCAATTTAGTCTTAGAAGATAATTATCATTTATGGTATATAGCTAAATCATACAATGATGGGTATCGTGCTATGGGCGAATTACCATTTGGAAAAGCACACTCAGATGAATATGCAAGGCGAGTTATATTTTACTTCAATATGTACTTGAATCAAACACATGACTATGAAAATACTATTCAATCGAACGTATTCCAACACGATGAAATGGCTTACTATGCTTGTTATTTAATTGCTCAAGCTTATGAATGGTTAGGTGATATTGATAATATGTTAAAATATCTAAATGATGCTAACCGATTCTCTGAATTAAGAAACGAACACTTAGTATATTTAGCTAAATATTATGACTCTATTGAGGATTACAATAGTATGATAAAGTGTACTAATCAATTAACCCAAGAGGGTAGAACAAACCCATTCCCATCATTAGTATTTTTTATAGATAACAATGCGTATCAAGATACGGGTGATTTATGTAAAACCTTACATACTAAAGCTACTAAATATGTATAAATACGATTACGTCATAGTTGGGTCAGGATTGTTCGGAGCTACTTGTGCTTATGAATTAAAAGAACGTGGTAAAAAGGTATTAGTCTTAGAAAAAAGAAAACACATTGGTGGTAATTGTTATACTGAGAATAAAAATGATATCCATGTTCACACATACGGGCCTCACATCTTCCATACTAATAACGAACGCATTTGGCAATGGATAAATCAATTTGCTGATTTTAAACAATTTCATTTAAATCCAATAGCAAACTATAAAGGTGATTTATACCCATTACCATTTAATATGAATACCTTTAATAAAATGTGGGGAGTAACGACTCCTAAAGAAGCTAAAGAAAAGATAGAATCACAACGATTTAAAGGTAAGATTACTAATTTAGAAGAGCAAGCATTATCATTAGTAGGTAAAGACGTATATGAGAAGTTAATAAAAGGTTATACTGAAAAACAATGGAAGAAGTCGGCAAAGTTACTACCAGCAGCAATCATAAAAAGATTACCTGTAAGATTTACATATAATGATAATTACTTTAATGACAAGTATCAAGGAATGCCAATTGGTGGATATACTCAGATATTTGATAAGTTATTAGAGGATGTTAAAGTATTTACAGATTGTGATTATTTAGAGAATAAAGATTATTGGGATGATTTAGGTGAGACTATAATTTATACAGGTCCAATTGATAAGTATTTTGATTACAAATATGGTGATTTAGAATACAAATCAGTTCATTGGATGAATAAGATGTATAAATCAGTCGACAATCACCAAGGATGTGCTGTAATGAACTATACAGACTCCAAGACACCATACACTCGAAAGATAGAACATAAACATTTCGATGACCAAGGTCAGAAGGGTACATATGTTAGTTGGGAATATCCTATACTATATGAACGTGGTATTGAACCATTTTATCCTGTAAGTGATGATTTAAACAAAAAGCTATATTCTAAATATAAAAAGCTAGCAGATGCTCAAGATAAAGTAGTGTTTGGTGGTAGATTAGCAGAATATAAGTATTATGATATGCATCAAGTGATAGCATCAGCCCTAACAAAAGTAGAAAAGTTATGATTGTAATAGATGATTTTATTAAAGACGAGTCGTTATTGAACGACTTGCAAAATGACAAAACCTTTTTCGATAATGGTGGGCAATATATGTGGTGGGATGGTTGGTGGAACACACCAGCAAACACTCTTAAAAAACGGCTGATACAAGCTATTTGGGGTGAAGCATCACCATATAAGCAGATGTCTGTTAGTGGATTTGAATATTGGACAGGTCAGTATGATGAAACTAAACCTGAGGGGTTACCATTTCATCTTGATAAAGACGAAGCACTTTACTTAAAAACAGGTGAAATTGTCAGTCCAATAATTGGTACGGTCTATTATCCTATTGAAAATGATATAGATGGTGGGTTTCTTGAAATATATGAAGAAAACCCATATACAACCCCTGATACAATTCCAGAATGTATTGCACCAAAGAAAAATAGATTGGTTATATTTCCAGCTGGATATCATCATCATAAAGTTACACCTGTAACAAGAGGTCTTAGAAGCGCCATAGCTATAAACTTATGGACAGACCCACCGAGTGGTGTAAGAAATGGTGACTTAAGTTTGGAAATTACAAAATAAATTCGTATATTAGTGAAAAGATTTAGAATGGCATTAAGAGGTGAATCACATCCCGCACATAAATTAACAGAACGACAAGTTAGGTCTATTAGACAATTGTGGTCTGTTGGACATAGAAATATTAGAGTATTAGCTAAAAACAATGGAGTATCCCCAGCCAACATTCGAAAGATTGTTAAAGGACAAACATGGACACACATTTTATTTGGAGAATTTAACGACTATCAATAATGAAAGAAGAGGGAAAATCTTATTGTGACACATCAAAGTTATCAGTTAGAAAAATTTCCAAATCTGTCGCCAAGGATATCATAGTAAAAAACCATTATTCACATCTATGGACTAAGGTATCTCACGCCATAGGTTTGTTTACATCTGACGTTGAGGAACATCAGTTCTTTAATTGTAGTGAAAAGTTAATTGGAGTCGCTTGTTATGGTGACCCAATCGGAAGATTAAGTGGTCAGTCAATTACACCATTATTAGATAGAACTCAAGTTTTAGAGTTAGTAAGACTGTTTGTATTTGACGATTATGGTTCTAATATAGAGAGTTGGTTCTTAGGACAGACGTTTCAATGGTTACGAGAAAACCAACCACAAATAAAAGGATTAATATCATATTCAGACCCAAAAGAAGGACACGCTGGTACAATTTACCAAGCTACTAATTGGGAGTACCAGGGTAATGAGTTAAGATTCAATGATAGTTGGAGTTTTAAATTTACCGAAGATGGTGAATGGCAACATGGTAGAACTATATTTCCATATTATGGAACTAACAATCCTAAAAAGATACAAGAGCAGGTGGAGACCTCATTTTGGATTCGTAAAGAACCACGAAAGCACAGATATGTTTACATTCTCGCTAAGGGTGGTCAACGAAGAAAGTTACTTAAGAATTTAAAACATCCAACATTACCATATCCAAAAGGTGGTATCGTAGAGGAATTAGAAATTAGAAAATTAGACCCAATTGAAAGAAGCTAATAAACATTATGTAGATACATCTCGTGTTACTATTAGAGAAATAGGTAAATCTACGGCAAAGAAAATGATTGTAAAATATCACTATTCGCATGCTTGGACGATGTGTAGATACGCACTTGGGGTATTCTATGAAACTGACGAAAAGGATGTTCTTGGTAATACAGAAACATTAATAGGGTGTTTAGTATATGGGTATCCAGTAGGTAGGTCGGCAATAAAATCAGTTATTGATGGTTTAGAAAAAGATGAGTGTTTAGAACTAACACGATTATTTATACACGATGGGTATGGTTCAAATATTGAATCGTTTGCTATGGGACAATCTTTTAAATGGATGAAAGATAACGCATCTAATATAAAAATGTTATTATCGTATGCTGACCCCGAGCAAATGCATTTAGGTGGTATCTATCAAGCAACCAATTGGTTATATCAAGATTGTCGTGATATACAATTAATGCCAAACTACTCCATATCAATCGAAAGTGACCCACATAAGTGGATACATTCAAGAACTGTATTTTCTCGATGGGGTAGTCATAACCTTGACCATTTAAAGACACAACTTGGTAAGGAGAACTTAACTGAATTTTGGAGAAAAAAAGAATCAGCAAAACACAGATATATACAAGTGTTAGGTCAGAACAAATCGGAAAAACGTAAGTTAACTAAACGACTTAAGCACAAAGTAAGTCCATATCCTAAAGACGCAAGTGAGTTTCTATCAGAAGTGGTACATCATGAAACATTTACGCCAGAAAATCAGGTAAACTTTTGGTAGTTTAAAATAAAAGTCGTATATTAGTATATATAAAATAACAAATATGAATTTTTGGGGTGATAGTATAGATTATAGTAAAGCACGTAAGGTGCTTGTAATTCCTAATATTACTAATTCATCCAATGTTGATAAAGACAGTTTCGTAGACGTTATATATAATCATATTCTAAAACTAAATGAATGTGGTGATTACTTCTTTAATGTTCTCATGCCTGAAGGTAAGTTAGCAAAGAAGTTAAACTTACCAAACGTCAAACAGCATCAGATTCATATACCTGGTGACATGATGAATCAGAGGTCGTTTCCATCTGACAAGTTAATTAATATGTTAAAAGACATTGATTATGATGTAATCTATTCACATCTGCCTGATTGGGTACAAGTGGGTAGGTATCGTAAAACAATGAATACTAAAATTATAGGTTATTGTCATTGGTGGGAAATGAAATCATGTAATGGTCCTGATAATAGAGCTGGTAAACCAAAATGGCTATGGTTACCAATTGAATTATTAGGTATCTCCCAAATGGATACTTGTTATATTAATACACAAGACCAAAAGAATAGAGTATTAAAAGAAGCAGGTGATACTTTTAATCAAGAATTTGTAACCAAATTGGATAATATACTTTCAGTTTGGAACTTAGGGTTACCTAAACAAAAGATTGTTAGTGATGTTAAGAAATCAAAAGAAAAGTTAATTGTATTCAATCACAGAGCAGCTGCATACAAGGGGTATCCAAAGTTTATGGAGTTGATGGTAGAATACAGAAAAACAAGAGATGATTTCAAAGTGTGGATTCCTCAGTTGAATGGTAAACCACCACACACTTGGGTAGACAATACCAAAGTACCAAAACATGATTACTATAAACGATTACAAGATTGTGTTGTTGGTGTTCAAATGAAACAAACAAATTATGGTTGGTCAGTAAGTGGAACTGATTGTATGATGAATGGTACTCCAATGATTTGGCATGATTCTGATTGTTATAGGGAAATTGACCCTAATGGAATGTTCTTTAAATATAAAAAAGACTTCTTTAATTATTTAGATAAAATATTAGATGATGACACGTTCCGTAAAGAACACGACAAAATGTCATTAAATAGAGCTTTGGAATTATCTTTGAACGAAGAGATAATGATTAAGGAGTTACATAATAAGTTAAAATAGTATATGTATCAAAACGTTTATTTTGAAAAAGAAAAAAGTATCATCCATTGTTGGGATGACCAGAAGGGGTATTTCACATCTAAATATCGTAGGTACGCTTATGTAAAAGATGGTAATGGAGCACACCAATCTATTCATGGCGAAAGGTTAAAGAAGATTAACTTTTGGAAACAAGATGATGGTCTTAAACTTTACGAATCAGATGTAAACGAAATGACTCGATTTTTAATCGATGAGTATGGTGATTCAGATGAAATTTCAACTGGACACGTTACATTGACGTTTGATATTGAGGTTGAGATGAATAGTGGATTGCCTGATACTGAAAAAGCTGAGAACACAATGACCTCAGTTGCATTTCACGACTCAGCTACAAACGATTACACTGTATATGTACTTAGTGAAGGTGAAGAGATAGATAAGACTATCAAAGGTGCTAAAGTACGTTCATTTCGTAGTGAGGCAGATATGTTGGTTGCATTTGTAAATGCTTGGGAAGAGATTTCACCAACTATTATTACTGGATGGAATATTGATTTCTTTGATGTAACATATCTCTACAATAGATTAAAAAGAGTCTTAGGTACTACACAAGCAAATAGATTATCACCAATCGGTAAAGTTCATTGGAACAAATATCGTAAGAGGTACATTATAGCAGGAGTATCTGCATTAGATTATATTGCACTATTCAAGAACTTTACATATACAGAATACCCAAACTACCGATTAGATACTATCGCTAAGATGGAATTGGGTAGAGGTAAGATTGAGTATGAAGGAAACTTAGACCAATTATTCAGAGATGATATTGAGAAGTTTTGTGAGTACAACTTAGTTGATGTTGAATTGGTAGTGGATATGGATAAGAAACTACAATTTATACAACTCGCACAAGCAATTTGTCACGCAGGTCATGTATTCTATGAGGATTTTTTATTTTCATCTAAATGGTTAGAAGGGGCTATTTTAACATTCCTTAGAAGGAGTGATAGAATCGCACCTAACAAACCTCAACGTATGTTTAAAAATGCTGATGGTTCTGATGGTGAAGGAAAGTTTACAGGAGCTTATGTAAAAGAACCAAAACCTGGTCTTTACAAATGGGTTTATGATTTGGATTTGACTTCACTATACCCATCAATCATTATGAGTATCAATATCTCACCTGAAACTAAGATTGGTAAACTTAAGAACTATTCAGCTGAAGACCACATGAAGGGTGCTATTGAAACATATTCAATTGTCGATGACGATGGTAATGAATTTCCACCATTACCAAAAGATAAGTTTAATAATTTTATTGAGAAAAATGAATATTCAGTAGCAGCTAATGGTGTACTATATAGACAAGACAAAGTAGGGGTTATTCCTGAAATTCTTAATGTATGGTTCAACAAAAGAGTGGAGTTTAAAAATCAAATGAAATCCTATGGTAAAGCTGGGAATGATAAACTATATAAATTTTACGCTCAACGTCAGTTAGTACAAAAGATTATGTTGAACTCATTATATGGTGTAATGGGATTACCATCATTCAGATTCTATGATGTAGATAATGCAGAAGCAACTACAATCACAGGTCAGACTGTAATTAAAACAACTGAGATGATTGCTAATAAGTACTATTCAAGTGTTATTGGTAAAGATGCTGATTACAACGTGTATACTGATACTGACTCGGTATTCTATCAAGCCGCTCCATTAGTAAAAGCTCGTAATCCAGAACTTAATGAAGATTCTGATGAAGAGATGATTCCAGCTATTCTATCAGCTGCAAAAGAAGTTGAGACTCACATCAACAAAGTATATGATATGATGGCATTAAAAATGTTTAACATAACAAAACATCATTTTGATATCAAACAAGAAACTATCGCTAAAGGTGGATTTTGGGTATCAAAGAAACGATACGCTCAATGGATTATTAATGATAATGAGGTTGATTGTGATAAGTTGGATGTTAAAGGATTGGATGTGAAACGTTCATCATTCCCAACTTACTTCAAAGAAGTGATGAGTACTGTATTGATGGATATTCTGAAGTCTACTGAAAAAACTAAAATTGATACTAAGATTCTTGATTACAAAGAAGAGATGCCAAACAAAAACTTCATTGATATCGCAAAGAATTCAGCAGTAAAGGATATGACCAAATATACACATAAGTCTCAAGTATTGGGTGAGTTTATGAAAGGAACACCAGCTCACGTTAAAGCAGCACTTACTTACAATCAGTTATTAAAATACTTTAAGACTGCTTACAAATATGAACCAATGAAAGATGGTGATAAAATTAAATGGGTATATTTGAAAAGAAACCCTCTTGGATTAGATACAACGGGCCTAAAGGGTCATAATGACCCAAAAGAGATATTAGACTTTGTAGAACAATACATTGACTATGACAAAATATGGAAACAAGAGTTAGAAAATAAACTTGATGACTTCTATAAAGCTATGAATTGGGAGAAACCAAACCCGAATCTAAATAAAGCTTCACAATTTTTTGGTTTTTAAAAATAAATTTCGTATATTAGTATAATAATAAATCAATAGTAAAAAGTAAATTATGAAAAAAAGTTCGTTTGAAGGCTTTATTAACCGATACAATCTCGGTGGTGAAGTCGAATCAGTAAAAGTAACATCGACAGATGCAGGATTATCAGTTAATTTTATATCTGATGATAAAACCTTATTAGGTAACGTAAGTAGTGATAACAAAGATTTTCCAAATGGAGAGTATGGTGTTTATACTACATCACAATTAAAAGGTCTACTTGGAGTTTTAGACTCTAATATGGATGTTAAAGAGGGTGAAGCAGCTCTTGTATTTTCTGATAAAGGTACATCAGTAAACTATATGTTGGCTGACCTATCTGTAATCCCAGTAGTTCCAGAGTTAAAAGCACTTCCACCATTCACGTCAACAATTACAATGAATGATGATTTTGTTAGTAAATTCATTAAATCAAAAGGAGCACTTAGTGATTCAGATACATTTACATTCACTTGTAAAAAATCTAAAGGTGAGGTTATTTTAGGTTATTCTAAAATTAACTCAAATAGAATTTCTATGAATGTAGACTGTACTTGTGAGGGTGATGTAGAACCAATCTCGTTCTCGGCTAAATATTTAAAAGAAATTCTTAACGCTAATAGAGGTGCTAAGTCTTCTTCACTAAAAGTATCACCACAAGGATTAGCAGAGGTTGTATTTGAACATGAAGGATTTAAGTCTAACTATTACTTAGTAGAGATAAAGTAATGAATTTTTGGGATACCGAGCCAGCTAAACCAATATTCGACTACGATGTAGAGAAAGAGAATTTCATAGGAAATATGGATTATCTATCATCTATGTCAGTTGAAGAACAAACCTTATATAAAAAGTGGGTAGAGTATAATGGTGACCTTCCATCTTCTATGAAGAGAAAAGCTGCTATGGCGCCATATATTGACCAATTGTGGTCACCTACTAACATTATGGATAAAGACCAAACTATCAAAGAGATAGAGTCCTTAGACCCATATGTTGAAATCGTAACAGACTCCAAAGAATCAACAAGATGGACAGAAATTCGTAAGTTGATTCATACAATGTCGTTTTCAGCTAATCCAGGTCGTAATGTAAAGTTATATATTAAGGATAGAGTGAGTGGTAAACTCTTAGGTTTAGTATCATTAGGTTCAGATGTAACATCGTTGGGAGTTAGGGATAACTATATAGGATGGAGTAAAGAAAATAAATTTAAAGATGGTCGTCTAAACCACACCACAATAGCCAGTACAATTGTTTGTACCCAACCACTTGGCTATAATTTTCTTGGTGGTAAATTAGTCGCCTGTATGTGTACTTCACCAATCGTTCGTAACCATTGGAAGGAAAAGTATGGTCAAGAACTGATAGCAGTCGGCACTACATCTCTATATGGTATCCACTCCCAATATAATGGTATTCCACATTACAAAACTTTAGGTGAATCCGCAGGTAAAGTTGCTACTAAACCAGATGACAAGTATTATGATGTTTGGCATCAATGGTTGAAAGAACATAAATCAGAGGACTATACAAAAACCACCACTCAGAAAGAAGGAATTGAAGGACCTGTATCAGGTGTTAAACAACGTATCCTTTCAATGATATTTAAAGAGTTAGGTATTAAAAGTACTCACTACCAACATGGATTTAAAAGAGGTGTATATTTCGCAATGATGTATGACAATGGGAATGAGTTTCTTCAAAACAAAATTGATGAGAGTCAACTGAAGATGAAGAAGAAATTCACAGAGGGTGACGAATATACTATGAAGTGGTGGAAGCCAAAAGCAATACGAAGATACGCAAAGCTATTTGATGAAGGTCGTATTAAGCCAGAACCATTGTTCTACTTAGACATCATTGGAATGACTTGGGAAAAAGCAAAAGAAACATATTTAAAAGAAGTAGGAAGATGAGCAATTCACTATGGGTTGAAAAATATAGACCCGATACATTAGAAGGGTATGTTGGTAATGAACATATCTTAGAAAAAGTAAAAATTTACATTGAGAATGAAGATGTACCACATCTATTACTTTACGGAGTAGCAGGTACAGGTAAGACCACTCTCGCTAAAATCATTACAAACCAAATCGATTGTGATTTGATGTACATTAACGCATCTGATGAAAACTCAGTAGATGCTGTTAGAGATAAGATTAGAGGATTTGCATCTTCTATGGGTTTCCGTAAATGGAAAGTTATCATCTTAGATGAATCTGATTACCTAACACCAAATGCACAGGCAGCACTTCGTAATCTAATGGAAACATTCTCAGCAACAACAAGATTTATATTAACTTGTAATTATGTTGAGAAAATTATTGACCCTATTCAAAGTAGATGTCAGACATTCGCTATAGCACCCCCTTCTAAAAAAGATGTAGCTAAACGATTAAATGATATCTTACAAGAAGAAGGTGTTGACTTTGATGTTCAAGATTTAGTAACTTTAGTAAATAGTGGGTATCCTGATATTCGTAGAGTACTTAACGCAGGTCAAAGACAAGTAATTAATGGTAAATTAGTTATTGATAAAACGTCTACTATACAAGCTAACTATACGGATGATATTATAGAAGTTCTAAAGAAGTCAGATGATGTCAAATCTAAATTTATGTCAATAAGACAGATTATAGCTGATTCTAAAGTAAAAGACTTTACACCATTATATCGTTCTTTATATGATAATGTGGATAATTATGGTGGTGGTAAGGTAGGACAAACTATTTTAAACATAGCTGATGGTCAGTATAAAGATTCAATGGTAGTTGATAAAGAAATCAATGTAATGGCAATGATATTAAACATTTTAATGACAATAGGATAAATTATGGCAAAAAACAAAGGAAAGGTTTTGAATATGGGTGGAGCCCAATCACAACCACAACAATTAAAATTAGACCCAGCTAAATTGGAGACTGTAACGTGTCCTAATTGTGATGGGATATTCTTCGAACAACTTACGATGTATAAAGAAGTCCCAGCAGTTCAATCACCGACAGGTCAAGCTTCAATGTTACCAATACCAGTTGTGGTTTGTAATAATTGTGGAACAGTTCATCCTAAATTTACACCAAAAGAATTACTAGATGGCGGTAGCTAAGAAAGCTAAGACATTATTTCAACACCTCTCAGGACTCAAAGAGCAGAAGGTATCGTGGGATAAACTATCCACTATGGATAGAAAGACCTTTGAACCATTCATGGTAAATAGATTCCTATCTATGAATATGGGACTGCTTGAGTTGGTAAACGAGTTGCAACAATTTACTATTGGTCAACTCAGTCCACGAGATGTGTATAAATTATACTTAGATGTATTACCTAAGAAGAAATCTTTTGATAAATACATAAAAAGTAAGACCGGAGAAAAGTACGATTCTAATGTATTAGAGTACTTATCTCGATACTATAAAGTTTCTCAAAGGGAAGTAAAAGACTACCTTGAGATATTAAGTAAGGAAGAAATATCCGATATTCTTAAAAAATATGGGATAGATAAAAAACAAATCAAGAAATGGCTGAAATAATAAGAGACAAAAAGAACAAAGTAAAATATTCTGAACGTGTTGTAAAGAATAAAAAAGAAGAAAACGCACAAGATTATTGTGAAAGATTATATCCTGAAACTTGTAATGAGTTTAAAAGTATATTAGATGAGATGTATGTTACGTTTTGTAAGAAGCAAAGAAACTACGGACCAGGTAATATATCAGTTGGAACTAACTTAGAATCTGATGAAGATATAAAATTATCTTTAGTAGGGTTATGGTTCAGAAAAAATGACAAGATTCAGAGACTAAAGCAATTAGTTGTATTAGGCCAACCTGATGAAGTCGGTGAAAATATTCAAGACACTTACGAAGACTTGAGTGTATATGGAATTATTTCTCAGATAGTCCAAAGAAAGAAGTGGGCTAAGTAAAAACTTAACAATTTAATAACATTAAAAATTTGGTATTTACGCCAAATTGTCGTATATTAGAGTGTATGAAAAAATCAATGGTATCGAATATCTTTAACTTTCCTGTTCACGAAGAAAAGAAGGGTGATGTTAAAGTATCGTATTCTCAGTATACGATGTGGGCTAATTGTCCAAAACAATGGAAATTAACTTACATGGATGGTCATAGAGACTTTGACCCATCAATCCATCTTGTATTTGGTACAGCAATGCACGAAACTCTACAAGCTTGGTTACAAGTCATGTACAATCAATCGGCTGTTGAAGCTGAAAAGATGGACTTAAACCAATTACTCTTAGATGAGATGGCTAAGGAGTATAAAAAGATGATGGCTGTGTATGGTGTTAAGTTTACCAATCGTAGTGAAATGAATGAGTTTTACGATGATGGGGTTCAGATTATAGATTTCCTTAAGAAAAATAGAAGTGACTACTTTTCAACTCGTAAGATGAGGTTAGTAGGTGTAGAACTTCCAATATACTTCCCAGCATCTGAGGTCAATGAAAACGTTATGATGAAGGGATTCCTTGATTTGGTGTTCGAAGTTATTGATGATGGTTCGATTGAAATATGGGACATTAAAACATCTACTAAAGGATGGAACAAGTGGCAAAAGGCTGATAAGACCAAAACGGCTCAATTAGTATTATATAAAAAGTTCTTCGCTGAACAATATGGATACCCAGTTGATAAGATTCAAGTTAGATATTTTATTGTAAAACGTAAGTTATGGGAAGAGGCAATGTTTGCACAAAAACGAGTACAAGAATTTGTACCAGCTCATGGTAAACCAACACTAAATAAGATAGTCAATAGTTTCAATGATTTTATTGACGTAGCATTTAATGATGATGGTACATATAATTCAGAAGGTGAATTTCTTCCAATAGCAGGTAAGAACAATAAAAATTGTAAGTGGTGTCCATTTAAAACTAATGATGGGTTGTGTAGTAAGAAAGAACGTATAAAAGTTTAAATATGAGGTTATTAATAATAGGAATAGTTGGGTGTTTATTAGTAAGTTCTAATAGTAAAACTCCAAGATATCATCAACCAATCATAACATTACTTCCAAAGCCAATTATAGAATTAAAAATTGAAAAAGAAATCCCAACATTACTTACAATTCCTGAAAGGGATGTAAGTGATTTGATAGAAGCTATGATATTAGTAGAATCTGAAGGAAATCCAAATGCATTTGCTAAAGGTGAAAACGCTGCTGGTATACTTCAAATACGACCTATCATGGTGAATGAAGTAAATAGATTATTACATAAAACAAAATCAGAAGAATTTTATACACTTGATGACAGGTGGGATGAGGTTAAATCTATTGAAATGTTTTATGTAATTTACAATTATTATCACAAAGAAAGTACATATGAGAAAATCGCCAGGTGTTGGAATGGTGGGCCGAAAGGACTACAAAAGAAGCAAACTAAAAGGTATTGGAAAAAGATTCAAAAGAGACTTAAAGCAAATGAGGATAGCGTTAATAGGGGACGAGAAGTATGAAAAGAGAGGTGAGATAAAAGACCTCATCTTCAACTTAAAAAGTAAATTCGGTGATGATTTAATTATAGTTACACGAGGAAATAAGAATGGTATTGAAAAGTGGGTTCGTAAATATTCATTAGAGATGGGTGCAAAGTATATAGAGTATAATGCTGCTAGTACACCAACATCACTTTACAGCGGAATGGAAGATGATTATTATGGTAAACCATATCACCCAACACAACCCCTTCATCAATATGATTGTATCGTTCATAATGCTGATAAGATAGTACACTTTGGTGAAATCAAAAGAAATGAATTTAATCACTTCAAACGATTATTGACTAAGTGGGGTAAAACTGCTAAATTTGTACAATGAGAAAAATAGAAGAAAGACCTTGGGGTAAATATGAAATACTTTATGATTGGACTGAATGTAAAGTAAAAAAGATTACGGTAAATCCAAACCAAAAATTATCGTACCAATACCACCATAAACGACAAGAGAATTGGATTGTTACAAAAGGTAATCTAACAATTATATTAGATGACGAAAAAGTATTTAGGTCGTATGGTGAAAGTATAAAAATACCATTAGGTTCTAGGCATAGAGCATGGAATGAAACAGATGAGATTGTGGAGTTCATAGAAGTACAAACTGGTACTTACTTTGGAGAAGATGATATAGTCAGAATTTCAGATGAATATAATAGGATTTAATAATTATTTTTTGTATATTTATATTAAATAAAAGAACGAGTTACGAATGAATGATAAGATAAAACTACCTACTCTTAAAAAAGTAGACCCGAATTCTCCGAAAAAGCCAAAGATATTACTTTTATCGGATGACCTCAGATTACATAGTGGTATAGCTACACAATCAAAAGAAATTGTAATTTCAACCCTTCATAAGTATGATTGGGTACAATTAGGTGCAGCTTTAAAACATCCTGAACATGGTAAGGTATTTGATATATCGGAAGATGTCAGAAAAAGTCATGGTATTAAAGATGCAAATCTTAAAATATATGCTCATACTGGGTATGGTAATCCTGAAGTTTTAAGAGAATTAATTAATATTGAAAAGCCAGATGCTATTCTACATTTTACCGACCCAAGATTTTGGAGATGGTTATATGAAATGGAGAACGAGGTAAGACAAATATGTCCTATTATGTACTATAACATTTGGGATTCAATACCTGACCCACAATGGAATGCACCATTTTATGCTAGTTGTGATTTACTTGTTGGTATTTCAAAGCAAACATATGGTATCAACAAACGTGTACTCGATAAGTATAATATGGTAAAAGAAGATTGGGCATACAAATATATTCCACATGGAGTATCACCATTATTCAAACCATTAGACGCGAATGATGAATCAGTAGTTAAGTTTAAAAAAGACCTTGGGATTCAAGACCATGACTTTGTAGCCATTTGGAATAATAGAAACATTCGTAGAAAAATGCCAGGTGACTTAGTATTATCATTTAGTAACTTTGCTAAACGACATCCTGACAAGAAATGTGTTTTAGTATTACATACACAACCAGTAGATGATAATGGTACGGATATCGCTGAAGTAGTTAAAATGATAGGTGAGTATGGTGATTACAAATTTACCAACAAAAAATATAGTACAGAAGAACTAAATATAATGTACAACTCAGCTGATATTTGTTTGAACATAGCATCTAATGAAGGATTTGGTCTCGCAAGTTGTGAAGCAATGAGAGCAGGTACTCCAATAGTAGTTAATGTCACAGGTGGATTACAAGACCAATGTGGATTCAAATGGAATGTTGCTCCCAAAGGTATGAATGAACAATGGGAATATCTAACAGCTGATGATTATGTAGATATTGGTTCTTTACATGACAAAGATAGTCCAATTATAGATGAACTGACTTGGGGTGAGTGGGTGAAGCCGGTGTGGCCATCAAATTTATCACTACAAGGTTCACCTATGACACCATACATATTTGATGACAGAGCAAGTCATAAAGATATAACTGATGCTATTGATTATTGGATGAATATGGAAGCGGAAGAAAGAACAAAATGTGGATTATTAGGACACGAATATGTCATTGGTGAAGGTGATATGGCTTCAGAAAGAATGGGTGAGAAATTCATCGATGCTATTGAAGGATGTTTTAGTAATTGGAAACCAAGAAAAAGATTTGATATACACAAGATATAAGATATGAAAAAGTTATGTATAGTTAGTTGTCCCATAGCTACAAGAAGTGGGTATGGTTCAAGAAGTAGAGATTTCGTAAGAGCTCTTATAGAACAAAAAGGTGATGAGTGGGATATTAAAATCCTACCACAACGATGGGGGTCAACACCTCAAAACGCATTGACGAAAGATGACCAAGACCTTATAGGTAGATTCTTACCTAAGATGGAAACTAAACCAGATATATGGATTCAGATTACAATCCCATCAGAGTTTCAAGCAGTAGGTCATTTTAATATTGGTGTATCAGCTGTAATAGAAACTACCGATGCATCGTATGAGTTCATTGAGGGATGTAATAGGATGGATTTAAATCTTGTATCATCGGAACATTCAGCTAGAACATTGACTGCAGTATACGATAAAGTAAATGAGAAGACAAACCAAAAGATTGGTGAGTTAAGATTAGAAAAACCCGTACAAGTTTTATTTGAAGGATTTGACACCAACGTATATAATAATAAAACTCCAATTGACGAAACTATTAATAAAGAGTTATCTAATATAAAGGAGAGTTTTTGTTTCTTATTTGTAGGTCATTGGTTAAATGGTGATATGGGACACGATAGAAAAAATGTAAGTACATTGGTTCATTCATTCTTAACTACATTTAAAAACAAAAAAGTACAACCGGCATTGATACTTAAAACATCAATAGTCGCTCCATCTATTACAAATGTACATGAGATACAAAAACGTGTTGACATGATACGAGAGCAAGTTGGTGGTAGTAAGTTACCAAATATCTATATCCTTGATGGGGACTTAACAGATTCAGAAATGAATTCATTATACAATCATCCAAAAGTGAAAGCTCACGTTTCATATACAAGGGGTGAGGGATTTGGGAGACCATTGTTAGAAGCTTGTATGAGTGGTAAACCTATTATAGCAGGAGCTTGGTCAGGTCATGTTGATTTCTTGAACAAAGATTTTAACTTCTTGATTGATGGACAATTAGAACCTGTTCACAAGTCTGCTCAAAATAAATGGATTATCGATGGGTCTAAATGGTTTACTATCGATTATGGAAAAGCTAGTGGTACAATGAAATTAGTATATGAACAATACAAGAAATGTGTTGAAAGGTCTCGTAAAAACAGACACTATGTAAAGACTAATTTTACCAAAGAATTGATGTCAACTAAATTAGGTGAAATACTTACTAACAATAAAGTAGGTGAGGGCCCTAAACAAGTTGGACTAAAACTACCTAAATTGAAGAAGAAGTAATGGCAGATTTTACAAGTAGACATAGAAGTAATTTAGCTGACCCAACTCGGTTGTCAAAATCAAAGTTGGAACGTGGTATGGTGGCTAAGATTAGGTACAAGAAAGTGGATGGTAAATCAAGAGACTATTTCGTATTTATTCTTCAACCTGCATTTAAAACATATTTCCATTGTTTAGATTTAAAACATATACCACCAGCACAAATGATTAAATTAGCTGAAGATTTAATGGAAGTCAATAGTAAAACTCCACGAATCAAAAAGCTAGACTTAACTAAATTACAATTGGATGAAAGTTCAAAACAATTCTATTTAGGAAAAATCAGAAACAAAAAACTCCAACCAGGTTACAGAACTTTAGTTGAGAAAAACATATCTACTGTTACTGTTTACAACTATGATTATGGAGTCCATGATGTCATAGCCCCTAAAGCAGTTCAACGTAGAGAAGCACAAGTTAGAAAAGATGACGTTAATTTAGAAACAAATCAAGATACACCAATAGTATAAAAATATGAAAATAAGTTACGCAATAACAGTATGTAATGAGTTTGTAGAAATACAAAAACTCATACCATTCTTACAAAAGTATATTAGAGCTGAAGATGAAATCGTAGTTCTATACGATTCTAAAAATGGTTCTAAATCAGTAGAAGATTTCCTAAGAGCAAAATCAGTTAATGCTGAGTTCAGTTGGCATGGTGGGGAGTTTGATGGACACTTTGCTAATTGGAAGAATAAACTTACAGATTTGTGTAATGGTGATTGGATATTCCAAATTGATGCAGATGAGATTCCAAATGAGATTCTAATCACAAACCTTTCAGATATACTTGAAGCAAACTCAATGGATGTAATTTTAGTCCCAAGAGTAAATACAGTAGATGGTTTAACAGATTCTCATATTCAGAAATGGGGTTGGAAGGTAGACGAAAAGGGTTGGGTTAATTGGCCAGACCCTCAATGGAGACTATACAAAAACTCAGATAATATTCGTTGGATAAACAAGGTACACGAGAAACTCGATGGTTACCAAACTATGTCAAACTTACCATGGGATGAGGGGTTGGCATTATATCACCATAAGAATATAGCTAAACAAGAAAAACAAAATGAATATTACGATACCCTCGTGTAACCCACGTTTTGGAACGAATCGTGTGTTCGAAAGAAAATTTTAACAAATTTCCTATGATATTAGATTGTACATTAAGAGATGGTGGTTATTACACCAATTGGAACTTTGAAACTCAAATGGTCAAAGAATTAGTTCAAGCCCTTCAACTTTCGGGAGTCGGAGTAATGGAGATGGGTTACAAGTCACCTGTTAAGGGTGGTAAATATCGTAAGTGTAACGATAGGTTCATTTGGGAAGTATTAGATTATAGAAAGCCGGTGAATTTACAATTAGCATTTATGATTGATGCTAAAGATTTCATAAAAAACGATGAAGTAGATTTCTCTTTGATTGATGACGTTATCCACGATAGTAAAGATTCACCATTTGACATTTGTCGTCTAGCTATAAAATATTCGGAGTTAGACCATTCTGTCGAAATCGGTAAATATATTAAATCTAAAGGATATTCATTAATAATAAACTTAATGGGTATTTCTTTATTAGAATATAGAAAGATTTCTGAGTTTGTCGTAGCTATGAATACATTAGAACCATTGGCATTATACTTTGCCGACTCGTATGGAGCATTGACACCTGATACAACAAAGGAAATAGTTGAGTTGTTTAAAGGCTCTGATTCAATTGGTATTCACACACATGATAATCTTGGTCTTGCTTTTGCTAATTGTCTTGCTGGTTACTCTGAAGGAGCATATTGGTTGGATGGTACTTTACTTGGAATGGGTAGGGGTGTCGGAAATGTAAAGACTGAACAACTCGTCACATATTTTCAGTATGGTGAGGGTATGGGGTCATACGATTGTAAACCCTTACAAAAGGTTATATCTGATTGGATGAATCCTTTGATGGAAAAATACAAATGGGGCTTTACACACAACTATATGGTTAGTGGGTTAAAACACATTCACCCATTATATCCACAAAATTTACAACAATCATTCCTACATCCTAATAGAATACAAGATGTACTACTTGATATATCAGACCCACAATCATTTGATAGTACCAAACTTGAAGAGGTTACAAAACCTAAAGTTGCTATCGTTATTCCAGCGAGATATAAATCATCAAGATTTCCTGGTAAACCTCTTGCAATGATTCATGGAAAAGAAATGATTCTTTGGGTCGCTGAATTATGTCAAAAATCAATGGTAGGTAAAGATAATATTTACATAGCAACAGAAAACGAGGAAATAGTTGATGTTGCAAAAAACAATGGTTTAAACGTAATCTTAACCTCAGACGAATGTCCAACAGGTACAGATAGAGTTGCAGAAGCAGCAATGGAAATAGACGCAGATTTTATTATTAATGTTCAAGGTGATGAACCTATGTTATCACCAAAAGACATTGATAAGGTTATTCAAGCTAAGATGGATTATCCTGACCATATAATAAATTGTATGGCTTACTTGAATCCACATGAAGATATTGAAGACCCAAAAATACCAAAAGTAATCACAAATTTAAATGATGAGTTGATTTGGTGTTCAAGAAGTCCGTTACCAGGAACAAAGCAGGGTAAGACTAATAATCCACTAAAACAAGTTTGTATCTATGGATTCAACAGAGAACATCTAAAAGACTTTGCCGATTATGGTAAAAAGACACCACTCGAATTTGAAGAAGATATTGAGATTGATAGATTTATAGAGATGGGACATAAAGTAAAAATGGTAATGGTTGACAGTGTATCACACGCAGTAGACTATCCAGGAGATATTGAAATCGTTGAAACAATGGTAACATCATGGAAATAGGGATTATAGGACAAGGGTTTGTTGGTAATGCAGTTTACCAAAAGTTTAAAAATTACTATGATATCTCAACATATGACTTAGATTCATCTAAATGTAATTCATCTGAACAAGAAACATTAGATAACAAAATTGTATTTGTGTGTTTACCAACTCCAATGAAATCAGATGGTAGTTGTGATACTTCTTTAGTAGAATCTGTAATCAAAAGATGTTTTGAATTTGGTATTACAAAGACTGTGGTAATTAAATCAACTGTATCACCTGGTACAACTGCTAGATTAAACTCACTATACCCAAACATGAGTGTAGTATTTAATCCAGAGTTCTTAACAGAGGCAAATGCTGTATCTGATTATGAGAACCAAGATAGAATTATATTAGGTGGTGTAAGACCTGCAACTACTGAATTGAAAACTATATTTTCAAAAGTATTCCCAAAGGCACATATAATCAAAACAGATTCAACTCATGCTGAGATGGTGAAGTATTTAACTAATACATTTTTAGCTACTAAAGTATCATTCGCAAACGAAATGTATTCATTGTGTAATGAACTCAATGTTGATTATGATAAAGTTGTAGAATATGCAACATTAGATGATAGGTTAGGAAAATCTCATTGGAATGTACCAGGGCCAGATGGGGATTTTGGATTTGGTGGACATTGTTTGCCAAAAGATTTAGCAGCAATACTTTATTTAAGTGAGAACTTAAACACAATTGACAATGTACTATGTGCAGTTCAAGAAACTAACAACAACGTTAGAAAACATAGAGATTGGGAACAAATGAAAGGAAGAGCAGTATTATGATAATAACAGATTACGATAAATTACAACACCACGAAAATAATCATCAAGTTGCAATAGACTTTGATGGAGTTGTTCATGGTAATTCAAAAGGATTTCACGATGGAACTGTATATGACCCACCAATTGAAGGTTCAATCGAAGCTATCAAATGGTTTAAATCTGAAGGGTATGATATAGTTTTATTTACTGCTAAAGTAAAACCAGATAGACCACTTGTAAATGGAAAAAGTGGAGAAG